ATATTAGGAAGTAACTACCAACCTGTGTTGTATATGCACCACCGGGCGCCGCACTCAACGAATATTGTGGTATAAATGTTCCACCAGCATTAATTGATACTATTCCTTTAAAATCAATTTGTATATATTCTGTTGCGTTAGCCGTTGTAGATGTTGTTTGGTTTGCGGCCGCTGAGGTTGCTATAAAAGATACAGGAGTTCCTTGGGGTCCTGTTAAAGCCAAACCGCTTTGGTTTTCTACACCTTGATAAAGTATTGAGTTGACTGTTGCTGTTCCACCAAACAATAAACTCATATTGTGCGATGTTGTGCCAGCGGTTTTGGTCATATATAAAGAACATTCAAACTGGTAAACAATTGACGATGATAAAGTGACACCAACACCAAATAAACTTTGTGCACCAGTTGAGTTTGAACCTACGTATGCAGTATTTAAAATGTAATACTGCATACCTGGAATAACACCACGCTGAGTTCCCAAAGGAGTGAAGTAGGGTATACCGCCGTTATACTCCAGTTGTCCTGCAACCGCCGGCGATGACAGCGAGGCAGTAGTTAATGCCAAAGGTGCTATTATTGCTGGTGTAGTTATGCCTGCTGTACCATCTAAAATTATTGACATATTAAGCCCATGTTCCTATACTTGTATTTGATCCACTAGCACCCAATGGTGAGATTTTGAAGTAGCTACCTGCTGCTGTTGTGTATGCTCCGCCCGGTGCAGCACTTAATGTATATTGCGGGATAAATGTTCCGCCTGCGTTAATTGACACGATACCTTTCATAACAGTAAATGTATATGTTGAAGCTGAAGTTATTGAAGATGTAAAAACAGTTGCGGAGGTTGTGTTGCTATAAAAGAATGCCGGAGCACCTGTTGTGAGGTTTGTGGTGTTGTATTGAGTTGGTCCATCATATGCGATATTATTTACTGTTGCTGTTCCACCAAAACCCAATGAAATTGTATGAGCCGTTGTGCCAGCAGATTTACTCATGAAGAAATTTAACTCAAACTGATAAACAGTTGAACCAACTAATGTAACACCAACACCAAAAACACTTTGTGCAGTAGTGGCCTGTGTTCCTGTATAACCTGTTTGGAGACAATATAACTGTTCTGCTGGAAACATTCCCTTACCCAAACCGTTGACCGTAGCAGATACATATCTACTAGAATCAATTAATAATGAGTTATTACCACTACTCTGGAATTGTATTATACCACTACTATCTGCTGTATATTTTATTCCTGGCGTACCTGAGACTACACCGTTGTCTGCGTTAATTATGTTTGACATTTGTTAATCCTGTATACCTTTTATAATTCTGCACTCGCTGTGTACAAAAATCCAGACGTTCCACTTAGTAATACGGCAAAATTATCATTAACAGTTGAACCACCAGCTGGACCGGCAGCAGACGTTATTGTCCCACTATAACCGGATAAAACAATAGTTGAACTTGCGCGTTTTGTAACTTTATAATATACTACTGCATAAACAGTACCGCCAACACTAATCCCACCACCTACTTCATAGTATCGCTGACATAACTGTAACTCGTTAGTAACAGGTCTATAATCAAACCCAGTAGCAACAGCTCCTGCTTCTAACTGTACGTTACCAATAACCCAAGTTCCACTAGTCTGTGCACCTACTGTTAATACAATTTCAATACCAGTCGTTGCTACACTTGGTACTGCTATCTGTGCATTGTAATTTGTTAATGTACTAGTTACAGTCCAACTTCCTGTAGCTATTTGTGTACGTGTTGGGCTTGCTAATGTACCAAATGTATCTGTAGTACTAGCATAATATGCTGTCCATGTTACTGTAGTCAACAAGCTATTTGATAGGTTGACCGATAATGTAGCAGTTTGTCCAGCTAAGTCTGCACTATTTTGTGCTTCAATACGTTGACCTACACCAATTGCTGTTACACTTGCAGCACCAGTAATTTGCAAATTGTTTAGTATTGGTGTTGTGCCAGCAACTTGTGCGGCTGTTACGTTTGCACCTGTACAGTATACATAAAATCTATCAACTGTACTATAACCTGCTGCAATGGTACTACCGGCAGTAATAGTTGCACTGGTACCTCTTTGGGCAACACGCATAGCACCATTTATAATTCTATTTTTAAAGCCAAAGGTATTTGATGATACAATTGATCCAGTAGAGACACCACCAGTAACCGACAATGTTGTTGTTGGTGTAATTGAGTCTGCTGCTATTGTTCCATATGCCATTTGTTATCCTTTTATAGTATGACCCATCGTTGTCCACTTGGTATAGTTATAGTTATACCAGTATTAACAGTAATTGGTCCCACACTAAGTGCATTATAACCAGTTGATAATGTCGTATTGGCCCCTAAAGTGTTTGGTATTGAGAATATTGCACTCGTTGAATTATTACCGCCGCCACCGCCACCACCGCCTGATGAGTTAATCGTAACCACACCTGTACCACCAGAAGGTGATATAGTGACGTTAGTACCTGCAACAATTTGAGTCACACCTGGTATTGTGTTGCCGCTGTATGTGGCAAAAGGACCAGAAATGTCAACCCAGAAATAACTTGTTCCATCATATGTATAACGATATGTCACATCTAGTGTTGGATAATACCAAATATCACCAACAGTTGGTGAACTAGGAGCACTTGTCGATGTTGTTGCTCTAACGCCGCCACCAGTAATTACACCACCAACGTTAACGTTACCTGTTATTCCTGCACCACCAGAAACAACTAAGGCACCAGTGGTTGTAGTTGTTGATGTTGTTGTGTTTGTTACATATAATTGTGATGAACCGTTGACTGTTATAATAGAACCGGTATTTGCTAATGCGTTATTAGCTGTTGCATATGCTAAATTCGCTTGAGCGAAGGCACCATTAGCAAAAGTTGCGGCACTGGAACCAATAATAAGAGCATTGTTGGCCAACACGAAAGCTGAATTTGCTTCTGTAAATGCGCTGTTTGCTTGGTCATATGCAGGTTGATAGTTTCCCGCGGCACCTTGTACACCCTGGCTACCCTGTGCTCCTGTGAGACCCTGTGGTCCAGTTGGCCCAGTAGAACCTTGAACACCTTGTGGTCCTGTAGAACCTTGGACGCCTTGGAAACCTTGAGCACCAACTACACCTTGAAAACCTTGGTTACCTTGTGAACCTTGGGCGCCTTGAGTACCATTTGTACCTTGAGGTCCAGTGGCACCTTGAATACCTTGGCTACCTTGTGCACCAGTTAGTCCTTGTGGTCCAGTTGCACCTTGAACACCTTGAGCACCTTGAGCACCATTAATACCATATGAGATTAATGTTACTGTGATCCAAATACCAATGCCTGTTGATAGTGTTATATTTCCACCAGAACCTTGCCACACACTTGCTGTGATGTAGTCTGTAGAACCATTCAAATAAATTGTTCTCGTTGCTTGTAAAGTTACTGGTGCTGTATTATTGGCTGAAGGTTGTTGACTAATACTAATACTATTATCGTTTTTGCGAAGTTGAAGATTAGTTTGATTATTTCCAGGCACCGAACCTAAGTCTACACTAGACGTAATTTCATAATAACCAGCAACGTTTGGTGTTATTTTATAATTACTTGTGTTTAACCAACCTTGTGGATCAAAATCTGCTGAGCCAAAAGCAACAACAGTATCTGTTCCTGTTGGTATGGTTTGATTGTTGGCTAATTTTGCTTGTGTGATGTAGTTACTTGGGTTAACACCGGCGGCAGCACCCTGTACGCCCTGGTTACCTTGTGGTCCAGTAGCACCCTGAACACCTTGAAATCCTTGAAAACCTTGTGGTCCAGTTGGCCCGGTGGAACCTTGAACACCTTGTGGTCCTGTAGAACCTTGAACACCTTGTGCACCAATGACACCTTGATAACCTTGACTGCCCTGTGGTCCTGTATTGCCTTGTACACCCTGAAAACCTTGTGCACCTTGTGCACCAATTGCACCTTGTACACCTTGATTGCCCTGAGGTCCAGTAGTACCTTGTGGTCCAGTGGAACCTGTGGCACCTTGAGCACCAATTGCACCTTGTACGCCTTGATTGCCCTGAGGTCCAGTAGATCCTTGAACGCCTTGATATCCTTGGGGACCCTGTGCACCAATTGCACCTTGTACGCCTTGATTGCCCTGAGGTCCAGTAGCACCCTGAATACCTTGAGAACCCTGAACACCAGTTAAACCTTGATTACCCTGTGGTCCTGTAGGTCCGATATCACCTTGTACACCTTGATTACCCTGAGGTCCTTGAGCACCGATTGCACCCTGTACACCCTGACTGCCCTGAGGTCCAGTGGATCCTTGAACGCCTTGATATCCTTGAGGTCCCTGTGCACCAGTAGCACCCATAAAACCAATAGTTACAGATTTTGTGGTGGTACAAGCCGCTACGGTGACACCGTTTGCTCCAGAAATACTTAACGTATCGTTTGGTGTGGTTGCTATTACTAGAGTGCCGTTTGCATTGGCAGTTGAAAAAGATGGCCCATTATTTGCGCCATAAAAATAAGAAATGTTGCCTTGACTATTTACATAATACAACTTATCGTCGGCAAAGTTAATCGCCAACTCACCATTGGCTAGTGAATTCGGTTTAACTCCTGTCGTTCCGGATTTGCGTACTTGAATTGTTGTATTTGCAATAGCCATTGTTTAAAATGTTCCGCCGTCTTTTATTAATGATTCAATTGATGTAATTTCCTCTAAAGGTTTATTATTTAACACACCAATTTTTTTGCGTTTTGCCACAGGAGGTGATTGCAATTCTTCAAGTTTCTTTGTTAACGATTCAATCTCAAGGTCTTTTTTGGCAACCAATTTTTGACTCTCAATCAGTTGATTTCTGAATGTTTCCAAATGATCTAATTTTTGTTTTGTAGTTTCGATTGCATTTTTTTCATTCAAAATGCTATTATATTTTTCACTTATTTCTTGTATTTGTGATCTTAAACTTTCGTTTTCCGCATTCAATTCACCAATCAGTTCATCCACAAAATTTGCATTTGCCTGTAGATTGACATTACGAAGAATACTTTCAGTTAATGTAGAATTTACAACCTCAACATAATGTTTCATAAAACGTTCATTATTCATTTCAAACTCCTATTAATCAATTATATAGTCTACGTTAGAAAGTGCCTCCGTCAAGAGCAGAAGTCCAAACTGGAACACCAGAGTTTGTTACAGTTAGAATTTGGTTAGACCATGTTTGATCTGATGAACCTGCGGCGGCCGTAACCTGCATTGCACCTGAACCGTTACCGTATGTGATACCGTTTGTTGTGAATGACGATACGCCTGTACCACCTTGGCCAACTGTCAGTCCAGAAATCGCAGAGTATGTCAGCGCAGTTGTTCTACCGTATGCATCTACAGTTACGGATGTTACTGTGCTGTTTGATGCACCAGTGCCTGTTGCAGTGAATGAACTATTAGCAAGAGAACTTAGTGCACCTGTGCCGTTACCAATTAGTAGACCACCAGCAGAGAAGAATGCACCACCAGTACCACCGTAAGGTACAGTCAACGCTTGGCTAGTAGAAATAAAACCGTTAGCGTCAATCTTCAACGCATCGGTTGTTCCATTACTGACAACAAAATGCAATGCATTTGCAGAGGTTGTACCAAGTACAAGGTCTGTTCCGTCAGCATACAAGTAAACGTTGTTTGCTCCGTTGAATGCACCAACACCAGAGAAGTTTGGTCCATTCATACCGAAGTCACCATACCAATGGTTGTCGGTTGAAATGCCGTTAGAAACAATAAAGTCTACAGATGCTTGTGTTCCTGTGTTGGAGTTTTGTAGAACAACTTGTGAGAAACTGTTTGCATCAGTTTGTAACTTACTAAACGCCTGTGAAGCAGAATAGGTTAATGTACCAATGTTATACTGTGTAGCGTTTGCAACACCAAGGTTAGGTGTAATGAACGTTGGTGTGTTGTTAAATACAACAGAACCTGAACCAGTTTCGTCAGTCAACAGCGATGCAAAGTTTGCACTTGATGGTGTGGCCAAGAATGTATTGGCACCAGTTGCCATACCAGTCACGTTAGCCAATGTATAACCAGTAGCAAGTGACAAATCTGCAATCAGAGAACCCTTAGACAGTCCGGAATAGTTAACGGTGTTTGCTGTTGGGTCTGTAGCCAAGTTCTTGAACAGATAGAAGTTACCTGCTGAAGTGCCACCAGAACCTTCACGAATCAAACCATGATATGCAATGGAAGCACCTGTGTTAGATTGGCCATAGAAACCAATATCAACTATGTCATTGACGATGTTGTTTGCTGCCAGCTTAATCAAGGAGTCGTTTGTTTGAACAACTGCGGTATTTACAAACGTTGTTGCACCTGAAACGATCAAGTTACCAGCAACTGTCAGGTCTGTGGAAATAGTTTGCTGACCTGCACTTGATGTATTTGAACGTAAAACTGTAGAATCTGTACCAAAAGTTATTGTGTTTGCTGAAACTGTAGTAGTAACACCACCACCTTTTTGGAAATAAAATGTGGATCCAGCATTGATTGTGTTACTATTTGTGGTATCCGAAATGCTGAATGATGTTGAAATCGCTGAAGTGCTAATAGAAGTAACACGACCGTTAGCAGAAATACCAATCACAGGAATTGCTGTTGTAGAACCGTATGTACCAGCAGATAAACCTGCAACAGAATTTAAAGATGCATTTAATGCTACAGGGTGCTGGCCATCAAACACAACTGCTGATGCCGCAATATCACCACCTGAAATAGAGAAGTTTTGTGGATTTAATAGGTAACTTGCGGTGTTTGCATTACCTATAATTGTACCTACAATATTTGCAAAAATGTAATTGAATGATGAGTTTCCTGTCGCATCTCTCTTAACAAGAGTACCACCGGTTGCATTGTTTGTTGCGGCATCAACTGTGCTGGTGTAATATTGACCACCAATGTTGATTGTTCCGTTACCTGCAACTGTACCAAAATATAATGTGTTGGAAACGTATGAGTATGCGATTTCACCTGCTTTTAAGGTGCCTGGATTAGTCGTTACGCTCGAACGCTTAATCAGAATACTGGTATTCGAAATGGCCATTTAGATGTCCTCTTATTATTATACTTCTATTTATTAAAATGTGCCTGCATCAATCACTGCCACATTACCATAAATTTGACCATCCACTGTTAAATTTCCTGTTATTTCACCACCAGTTATTTGTATTGAAGTGTTTGCGTGAGCATATGCTGAATTTGCCTGCATATACGCTGAATTTGCCTGAGTAAAAGCTGCTTGGGCTGCCGCATCCGAATTAGATGCACCTTGGAAAACAGTGGCCGCCGCAACTCTTTGTTGAGTTACGGTCGGTATTAACGCACTTATTTTTGGTCCACTTGAAACTTTTACGTTTATTGCCATTTTTCACCTTATCTGGTTGTATTTGGTGAAACGTAAATTTGTCCTTCAAGCACCCGAGTTTTTTTGTTGTGTATGTTATCTGAAACAACCACATCATATACTAGCTTGCCAACACTGTTTGGAACAACGTTGGATGTAACCGCCGAGTTGGCTGATAGTGTCACTACACCATTGGCTGAATCGGTGATTGTGGATGTAAATAATATTGCCACGTTTGAAGTGATATAGGAAATCCTAGCCTGTGAGGAAACTGAAAAGTTTGCAAGGTTATACGAATTTCCATAATCATCAGTCAAAGTTAACTGTTCGGTGAAATCCGTACCCTTATCCATGTAGATGTCTTGATAAGCAGCCATTATTGACCTTTCTTAAGTTCATCAATCTCCAACTTCAACTCTTTAACTGCTTCAATCAAGATAGCTGAAATTTGTTCATAACGAACTGCCTTGCTAACTTCTCCAGTTTCTAAATCTTTAAACTCGTAGACAAGTTCTGGTGCAACTTTTTCAAGTTCTTGAGCAATAACACCAATCATTTTAACATCTGGTTTTTTCTTGTAGTTAAATGTATAACCATTCAACTGTTCAATCATATCGAGTGCATTTGGAATTCTTTTAATATTTTCTTTTAAGTTAATATCAGAAGGTGATCCAAATGCAGTAACATCACCAAGGAACGTAGCACCTCCTGTATTGAAAGATGCAAAGGCTTGTGTTCCATAATTCAAAACAAAATTATTGTATGAAGAAGATATTATTGTTCCGGCAGCAACTGATGCTGGCTGGATTGTTGTGGTTCCGGCCGCAGGGCCATACAAGAACAACACTCCAGTGTTTGGTGCCTGATTTGAATACCCTTGTGTGCCCAAATACAAAGCACCGTTTGCAACTAAAGGACCATTTGTAGTTAATGTACCAGATGCTTGAGCACCTTGTACACCAACACCTAAAGCTGTCACATAAGAGTATGCTCCTGATGTAAAGCCCTGTGGACCTTGTGGTCCAGTAGCACCTTGTGAACCAACGGCACCTTGAACACCTTGTGGTCCAGTTGCACCTTGAGTACCTTGAAGACCTTGTGGTCCTGTAGCACCTTGGAAGCCTGTTGCACCTTGAACTCCTGCCGCTCCTTGTACGCCTTGTGGCCCAGTTGCACCTTGAGTACCTTGAAGACCTTGTGGTCCAGTTGCACCTTGAGTACCTTGAAGACCTTGTGGTCCTGTAGCACCTTGGAATCCGGTTGCTCCTTGTGCACCAGTAGCACCTTGTGAACCAACGGCACCTTGAACACCTTGAGATCCTTGGAAACCTGTTGCGCCTTGAACGCCTGCCGCTCCTTGAACACCTTGAGCGCCTTGTGGACCTTGTGCACCACCAGGACCAGCGTATGCTTGAACACCAATGACACGACCAAAGGAGTCAATATTAATTTGTGGAATCGATAATGGACCACCAACCCAACCGGTTGTCACAGAGGGGTTCGTCAATGAAGCAATCGAAGTACCGTTGTAATAGGTTATAGTGTTATTTGTAAATGTGGAACTGTTTGTACCACCAGATGCAATACCAATTGCTTGCGATGCGGTAATAGAACCGGCCGCAATGTTTGCTGACAATGTTGCGTAGTTTGCTGGTGCAATTGTTCCAATGCTATTACTTGTTGGATTGCTTGACAAGCCCTGGAACAAATAATAATTACCAGCAGATTTTCTTGCAAGACCGGAATATTTTGTTCCTGAGCTTACATATTGTCCATAGAAACCAATGTCAACAGAATCAGACAGGTTATTTGCGGCCAATTCAATCAATGAATCTACAGTTTGATATGTTGATACGTTGATGTAAGATGATGTTCCATTAACAAATAAGTTTCCTGTTATGCCAACGTCACCAGAAATTGTTCCACCAGTTGTATAGAATGTATTCCATGCATTTGCTTGTGTGAACGCCGCATTGGCAAATGTTGCTGTGGTATTCTGTGCGTTATAGGATGCTTGCGCTAATGTTTGTGCCGCAGTTATTGCTGTGTTCTGTGTATTATCAACACCTTGGATTGTTGTAATATTGCTAGTATGTGTGTTTGCTAATGTGTATACAGCATTTGCAAATATAGCAGTTGTGTTCTGTGCGTTATAAGATGCTTGTGCTAATGCGTTTGCTGTCTTAACTGCTGTTGCAGAAGCAACTGTTGTACTACTTGTTGTTGTTACAGAATCGGATAAGTCATTTGACCATAACAGATTATAATAGTTACCAACATAAGAGTTTGCTGTTGCATCCCAACGACCATTGGTTTCATTCCAACGAATATAGGAGTTTGCCGCTGTGCCACTTGCAAGGTTGTTTAGTGTTCTAAATGCACCAAACTGAGCGGTTTGACCTGAAACTAAAGGTGTACCAGCACTCAGTGTGAATGTTGGTGTGTTATAGATTGTAGTGCCGTTGATCGTGAAATTACCTAAAACACTTAAGCCACCAGAACCAACTGATAGGTTATAAATGTTTGCACTTGATGTGCTATTCTGCATGTTTAGGTAATAAGGAACATTCAATGTTCCTGATGTTGTCATGTATATGTTTCCTGCAACACCAATATCTTTAGTGTTTGCTTGACCATTTAATGTTGTTGTACCAGAAACAGTGATTGCAGAGATTGTTTGTGAACCAGTTACAATATTATTTGCTAAAATGAAAGCACTATTTGCAAAAGATTGTGCAGAAGAAATGTTGGTGTTTTGAGTTGCATCAACACCTTGAGTTGTCACTGTGTTAGATGATGCGCTATTGGCCACAACAAACGATGCATTTGCAAAACCAGCAGTAATGTTTTGTGATGCATATGATGCATTAGCTGTTGTATATGCCGAATTGGCAAAAATTGCTGTTGTATTTTGAGCGGTATAAGCCGCATTTGCAAAACCAGCAGTAATGTTTTGTGATGCATATGATGCAACTGCATAAGGTGTAATGTTTATACCACCAATAGTAGCACCAGTGTTGACTGTGATTGAGTTGTTAAAGTTTCCTGAACCTGTCACATAAGCATTACCTCCAATACCCAAATCGTTGGTTGTATTGGCTTGACCTGTTAATGTTGTTTTACCTGAAACATAAGCATTACCAGCAACACCCAAGTCTGCACCAGTGTTGGCTTGACCTGTTAATGTTGTTTTACCTGAAACATAAGCATTACCACCAATACCTATGTCTGCTACTGTGTTGGCTTTACCTGTCATCGTGGTTGTGCCAGTAATGACTTCGTTACCTGTTACGTAAATATTACCACCAACACCTAAGTCTGCACCAGTGTTAGCTTGTCCTGTCAATACAGATTTACCTGAAACTGCTAAACTTGCTGAGGTAACTGCGCTGTTTGCAATCAAATTGCCTGAATAAGTGTTAGCAACAACACTCAAAGATGCTGTGTTAATTGCTGTATTAGATTGTAGATAGTTTACAGTGGTTTTACCGTATACGTTTACCGTGTTTTGTGCAACAATATTACCTGTGACCGTTGTATCAAGAGAAATTGCTACGTTACCTTGTAATGTAGAATCTTTTGTTACTGTGAGTGTGTTTGATAGAACTGTTGGGCCATAAACAGACAGATTGCTTTGTAGGTTTGCGTAACCTGTCACGGTAACGGTGTTTGTAACGTTTACATTACCAGCAACACTTAAGTAGCCACCCATAACTGTGTTGTTGGATACTTGTAAACTGATGCCGGTATTTGTAGCATACAATTTACCGTTAGCAAACATCACGCCAGATGCCGCCAAACTTTGTGTTGTGTTTGTTAGATATACTTGGCCACCAACTGTCAAGTTATTATCAATGGATGCAGAAGAACTTGTACCAGTAACTTGTAATTGACCCTGAATAATAGCGTTGTTACCAACTTGTAAACTTGTTGGACCACCATTCAAAATAAGTTGACCTGAATCTTTTGTCCAGTTAGTTTTACCAATGCTATTGATTTCATTGGATCCTGCGTTTGTCGCAACAACCCAGTCACCAAAGGTGTTAGCATAACCTAAAATTGGAACTGTATTTGCCATTATTCTTTACCTATAAGTTGTTTCAGTAGAACTTTTATCTCACTGACATCCGATTTAATGCCATCGATTTCCGACCTTATCTTATTTATTTCTTCTTTTTGGCCTTTAATCACACGAAGTTTAGCATAATATTCATTTTTTTCAGTATTGTCCACAGGCATAATAGCCATAGTTTGGACATCTCGTACATAATTTGTGCCAGTAACTCTAACCAAAGACATATTAGATTCCTGTTCCTGGTGGTAGAGCCAACGCACGAATATCAGTCAAGAAAGGAACAGTCGTGTTATCGTTTGTAGCCAACACAACTTTAATGGCAAATTGAATGAAAGAAGTATATGTTTGTCCGTTTGTACTCAAATAACTAATATTGTTATTTGCTACTCCGCTTGTGTATACACCAGGCGCACATTCATATTCTAAAAGATTTGTTCTAGAGGTCGAATAATTATTTAGTCCGCCATTTAAAGTGGTCATCAACTGCCAGTTACCATACTCAAATGGTTGTGTATCTTGTGCAGAAAGAATCTTATAGTAGACGTAAACGTTTGTTCCTAATGGTCGATATGCAGTAAAGAATACACGCAAATCACCAGAATCATTACCTGGAGATAGAACAACTTTCTTAGTGAAATATTTTGCTACTGCGTTACCGCCTCTTGGTGACGTTTCACCAGTAACAGTAATAATAGCCTGAGCACCATTTGAGCCTGTAACAGTTACGGTTGGTGTAGTCAAATAACCAGAACCTGGATTTGTAACGTATACGGAAGTAATAGCTCCAGAGCCGTTTGCTGTTATACCCAACGTTGCAGTATTTGTACCAACATCAGGTGCGGAAACAGTGACGTTTGAAGAACTTAAGCTAGGATAACTAAGGCCACCACTGATTAGAGAGATGGTGTTGTTGCTAATCCCCATGTTATTAATTTGGTAGCGGATTGAATACAACGAAACACCATCATCCGAAATGATTGGAGATACATTAGGATCACTTGTAGACATCGTAGCATACAAAGCAAACGAATTGCTAGATGCTTTCAATAGTGCACGTTCTCCTTGTCCATCACTTAGGTAAACGTGATCTGGTGTTGGGCTTCCTAATCTACCTGGAGTTATAGCAGTCTCTGTTGTTGGATTATAACCATTCAATAATGTTGCTTTGTATGTGTAGTTGATTTGTGTTCCGGCAGGAGAAAAGTCTGTTGTCGTTACGTTCAACGCATCAACTCTAGCATTTCTACCAAAGTTACCGGTCACTTGTGATACACTATTTGCATCTTGTTTGAAAAGAATATCTTGTGTTCCAAGTTTTCTGAACGGTAAATTATTAGGAACAACAAATGGAACTTTTGCAGTACCTGTTGTAAATACACAACGATCAATAACAAACATCAGGTCTTTAGTCTGGTCTGCTGTCCAAGTGATACCGTTTTGTGATTCGAACAATGAACCAACATATGGTGCAGTACCAATTTTTGTTGGTGTTGATGGGTTTGGATCTGTCGGTAGTGCTTTTGCTGAAGAAGGAATTGCAATTTGGTTTTGTTGAGCCAAATATAGATTGTAATCTGGTGAACTAGACTTTATAACAAGAGCATATAGAACACCAGATTGTACATAAACAGGTGCTTCAAATTGAAATTCTGTGTATGTGTTTGAATCCAAATAATGTGGTGTAGTGTTTGCATTAACCTGACTTGGCAATAAAGTCACAGTCGAATAATTCAATGCTGTTCCGCCTGGATAACCATTCACCGTTGGAATAATAGAGACTGTTACTGTTGCGTTTGTTGTAGGTTTGCTTTGGAAAAATAACTTAACAGAATTTAAGAACAGACCATTAGGATAATTATCTTTAGAAACAATAAATGTTTGTGCAACGGGGTCCCAAGGAGACTTTGTTACGACTGTACTTGAATAAGACTGTTGATTTACTTGTGTAAAATTCTGAGCGGCAGAATCAACGGATGGAGAAAAGTCCAACTTCTGTGAAGTTGTGGATAAGCCAGATGCAGTGAATGTACCTTCAGCAAAAGTTGTTGCAGTTGTAGGATCAGTTGGTACTGTTCTATTGTCAATACGAAACACTCTAGAACCAGTTTGGAATGTGGTTGATGGCACATTAAAGATGGCAACATAGTTACCACCTTCATCCGTAGTTGGTCTCGAAAGTTTCTGGCCAGATTGAACTGCGCTGTCCAGTTTAGTTAAAGTTCCGCTGATTGTATAAGTTGAACTAATGTCACCACCAACAAACGAGTTTGTCCCCAAAGACAAATTTACTGGAGCATCCAATGTAACAAGTTTTGTTACAGGATCATAAGCGGTTACGTTTGCTGTGTATGTATATGTGGCTACTTTTGTGATTGTTGACATTTATTTTCCAATAATTTTAACTATTTATTAAGCGCCGCCAGTATCTGTCCATGGCTGCCACCAATCCACATCAACAGAACCAGGACCTGGTGTAGGTGTTGGAGCAGGTGGAACATAAGTGGCGGATACAGTAGAATTGGCAACCAATTTTGATGTAACAGTTATTTTTGAACCAACATAGAAATTGGAAACATTTGATGCCGTTGATGCGTCAAGTCTAAGTTGAGTCGCACCAGTAAAATATGCACCACCATACGGCATCAAAACTTCACTTCCTGCATTTGTGTAATTAACTGGAGGATTAACTGACGTAAACACAATGTTTCCTGAAGAATCAGAAATTGTCCAACCGAGAGCTGATGATGTTGAACCAGAACTTGTGGCGGCCCAACCGAAATTTACAGTAGCGGCTGGTGCTGAATATGTAAGTGTGGTTGTTGATGCTGGAGTATTGGACAATGAAGTACCAATACTTGAACCGTTTGCATAGAAAGTTGCAGAACCTGATGCACCAACAGTAATTGTGTATGTTCCTGCGGAAGTAAATGTAACAGGAATTGTTGCATTGTATGATGTGCTATTGTTCGCATCACCCCAAATACCATAGTTATTTAAGAATGTTGAATATCCTTGAACAATTGGTGTACCATAGAACTGTGTAATTGTATTTGAGTTCAGTGTGTTTGCGTAACCACCACCAACACCGCTGATGGAACCACTTTGGTGTACAGAAGTCAGAGAGGATGTCGAAACTGTTCCGGATGCGGTTGTTCCTGTGTATGTGCCACTGCTGTTAAAGACTGCATTTTGCAATGTTGTTGTGCCAATAGAATTTGGTGCACCAACAATATCAGCAACGTACAAACGAGTTTGTGTTCCGTTTGGATAGTTGTATACCTGAATAACACGAGCAACAGGATAGAATGTGTTTGAGATATAGAAACCAACCACATCATCTTGGTTAAACACACCTGATACACCAGTCAATTCAATGGTGTTTGGTGAAGTCATGTACTGAGATACATCTTTACCATCAAAGTATGTTGACACGTTGGCGTTAACCAACAAACCACCAGCACGAACAATAATTTGTTGTGGGCGAATATATGGAAGAACTGCAATGTTGGTTAGATAACCATTGTTTGTTCCAAATGTTGATGATGTTGGATTGTATGCACTTGAAGTTGCATTTTGTAATTGGCTAGAATATGTCTGTGTTGTTGTTGCTGTATAACCAACATAACCATAAGGGCTTGGGTTGATATTGTGACCAATAACATTCTGTGTTGTTATTGTAGAAGTCGCTGTTCCTGGAAGTGTCTGCCAATCACCAGAGTTAACCAAAGTAGAACCACCAGTTGCTTGGTAAACTTGCATTGATGGATCAGTAACCAAAATCGCTGGTGCTTGTTTGTTATCTACCCAATTGTCCATCGGTGGGTTCATCTGCAACGAACCTTGTTGAACCACAACTGAGAATGGGTTAACAGAAACTGTACTACTTGCTAAAGGTTGAACCACCGCATTTGCTGTTGTGTATGGCAAAGTATAAATGTTAGTTTGTGTACCATTAATACTATTGATTGCATATGCATTTGTATTTGATAACGTGCCCAAAGAAGCCAATACTACAGGATTTTGCAACTGGAAATTATTAATATGTTGCATTGCTGTTAACTGATTCTGTCTAACGTTGATGTTAGCCATGTAATCAGCATTTGTTGTGTCAGCAGTTGCAAAGGATGAGAAGTCATCAACCAAGATACCATTTTTGAAACGGTTCAAACCATTAGAATCTGGAACTTGCAACGATTGTGCGTTTTGTTCCAAAATACTCAACGATGTGTAGTATTCTAGATTGTTGATTCTAGACTCTAGGTCTGTAATATCAGACTTGGCCCAACGCTTATGAATAATTCTGTCAACAGATAAGTTTGATTGTGTACCACCAACACCTTCACCTGGAACATATGCGGTATATGGATCGTGTGACAAGTTTGCAATCACCAATGAACCTGATGGCTCGACTGGTAAAATTGGGGAAACTGATGGTGTACCCTGTACAATCTGTAAGCTCTTATCTTTTGTCAACACTAATTTGTCTTTACGTGCCAAATAGTAATAATAATTACTTGTGAAGTTTGATAAGTTTTGTGGAATCAATACACCAATGTCGTTAGTTGCAGACTGGGTTCCTGAATATTCCCAAACATATGCAGTCTGGCCATTTGCACGACAAGGTCTAAAATCAATACAGTCTGACAACTTATACAAAGTGCCATCTTTTGCTGTATAAGATGGAATTTGTGCATATGCTTCAGGAGAAGTTGATACACCACCATAAGTTGAGCCTGATGATTGGTATGATTGAACGCTGAAATAACCATCACCAGAAGATGCTTGAGTGTGAGAGTAGTAATCAAACACAACCAAGATGTTACCTATTGGTAAAGGTGAACCTGGAAGCAATGTGATGCACGCATGGTCATAATATGAATCACGTTGACCAGAATCTACAGTGAAGTAGTTTGTAATATCGGTGTAGCTGGCCAATGAACCTGTTGGATCAGTTCCTCCTACACCAGAGTCAATGATTTTGGTGATTCTCTTAACGTCATTGACATACAATGACATCTTGCCTGTGGATATACCAGCTTTAGCGATGATAACTTGGCCTTTAGTCAAGTCTTGTTTTGTGTTGGTGTTTATTGAACCGCCAAAAGATGAACTCACATAACTTGTATTACCTGTAATAAGGTTTTTAGATTTCAAAACATAGTTAGAAGAATCACCAGAACTCACTTGAACATCAGCAATAATTGTTACGTTCTTGTTTGTACCTACACCAGAACCAACAACAAATGTTGCTGTTGTCTTATCACCAGAAATAGTTACTGTATTACCCGATGATGTAAAATCAAGGATGCTACCAGTTGAATTGTCGATAACGATAAACAATTGTTCAGCAGAAGCACCAGATAGTGTACTAGCACCTTCGAAACGTAATGGGCTACTACTGTTACCGGATGTAGCTTGTAATGTCAGTGTATTACCTGTGAATGTCTTTTGACGATATACTCTTTGTGAATAGTAGCCTGTGTTCGATAACTGTGCAACGTATGGATAACCAACTTGGAACAATAACTCTGGTGTTCCTGGGTTATTCAAAATGGTATCACCTGTGGCTAAACCGTTGACTTTACCTGCCGCTGTATTGATACCTGTGTTTGCTGTTAGTGTGTATGTACCAGAACCAACAGTCTTGACAATAGATTCAACATCGTATTGTTGGAAATTCAACGTGAATGTTGAAGATGATGTTGGTGTAACTGTAAAAAGATTATCAACATATGCAGTTTTTGTTGAGCCAACATAGTTAACAATGTTTCTCACATCAGTAATACCACCAGTTGTAACAGAAACGGTTACGTTGTAATAAGCGTTTGCCACAGCGGAGAATTTACCTGTGGTATCAGTTATAGCAAAAGAGTTTGCTGTGCCTGAAGCAACAGTTCCAGACAATGTGTTATATTGGATATCTGAAACGTATGCATTGTAAACATAGGTTTTCGTATTAGAACCTGAACCGGAAACATAGGATAGGTTTCTTAAGAAACCAGTTCCTGCTAGAGTAGCAGTATATGTTGTGTTGTTTGTGGTGACAATGTTATCTGGACCAACGCTGTGGAAATCAACTTGTGGTACTGTGCTAATATCAAATACGCCGTTAGCAGTATCTACAATGAAGTAATTTCCATAATCCACAAACACCGCATTGTTATTGATGTTTGCTGTAGACTGCGCTCTGTCATTTGTTAGAATGACCTGAGATTGGTTTTCCACTCTGTAGCCATGAACATAGGCCACACCTTTACTTACCTTCATGTCATACTTTGATGAAATACCCAAAGAGTTAGCAGAAGGAGTTAGTGCAAAGCCCTCAACGATATAATCACCATTGGTTTCATAATCACGTTTTGCAAAGTATTCATCGATAGTGGAGTAAACTGTTCCATCAACCTGCTTTACGATGCTACCGTTTTCAATACGTAACAATTCAATGAAGCCATCATCGTTACCTGGTGTCAATGGTAATGATGTTAGTGTTAGTGTGATAACATAACGATCTGCACCTGGAGCCTGGTAGTTTGAAGCACCAATAGCTGGATCCAATAACGATGTATCGTTTACATAGTCATAAATTGTTTCGTTGATTTGTAGACCAACTCGAAAAGAAGGTGTATTATCGTATTTGTCCAACACAATAGTTTGTGGAGAAACATCAACAAAGTTACCAATACTATATGTTTGACCGTTTGTTTCTGAAACAGAATAACCATTTACAATGTAGAATGTTCCGTTTGCAACCGATGCGGTAGAAGATAGACCGGTTGAACTTCCTGTTGATAGTGATGAAGTTGCAATTGTTGCGTAAATCGTGGTTTGCAATGTTGTGGTTGCAATTGTCATTCCATCAGTGAATTGTGCACCAGACAAGTAGCTAACAACCAAAGTTGGTGGATCACCAACAACTGTACCGACTGTGGTTGTTTCGACAGTTGCGATAACTTTTGCAAGAACTACTCCAGAAGTGTCTTGAATGATTTGATTTGCAAAGTCGGCGGCCGTAACTGTGCCTCCGCTAGGATTTGTTGGATTTAACTTTAAGTAATAGCAGTTTAAGTTGGTTGTAACTTGACCACCAGCTACTGGTGTGTTTTGTGAGAAAATTGAGGATGCAAAACTAGAAACTTGGTTCTGTAAAATCGTTTGTGATTGAGTTAATTCACGAGCCTGTACAGCAAACCCCGGTTTAAATAGTATACGGTGGAAGTTTTTTGTTGGGTCAAAGTCATCGTAGTATGGACCAACGTTAAAATTTAGAGACATTTTATTCCTTTAGTATCCTAAAATAAACTTGAATTGTTCGATTCCGTCATCGCTACGGGAAACTCCAACTCTGTTTTCTATGTATGTGATTAGCCCGGAGAAAGGTATCATTGTAGGTGTTGATTCTGAAAACAAAACTCTTGATGCTCCGGACGTTTGTCCAATAACAGATTGACCTATAACCGGTGTGCCATATGTATTTATGACTTGTAATAGATTGGATGAGCTATTGAAACTCAAAACTGTACCAGAAAACAACAAATTTCCATTGTTGTCTATTTGTTTTACTATCTCATCAGAAACATAAATGTTGCCTGCACCAGCAGAAAGTAAGAACTGTGTTGCAAGATTGTAGATAGAACCAGTCGCTGGGATTGCTCCTGTTGTACCAACTACTTGTGGATTAATGAGTAAACCAACTTGTCTATAAGTTACACCTGCGGTTGGAATAACTCCATTTTCTGTACCATTAAATTCCACAGCAAACATGATATTTGAACAACCCAATTCAGAAATTGGATCATATGCATGGCCACCAACTGGTGATGTGGGTGCAATTGCGGTTACTGGTGTAGTATTGGTTGCAAGAAACTTCATGTTTGAAGATGTATATGCATTTACCACTACGTTAGCGTATGTGTAATTGTTTCCAGCATTAGTCACCACAATGTCTTTAATTACACCACCAACAATTTGTGATGATGTGATAGACCCGGTTGCACCTTGACCGTCACCTGTTACAGTAACAGTTATAAATTGGTTGAGAGCATCGTAACCCGATCCTCCGTTTGTCACGTTAATGGCTTCAATGTCACCCCAACCAGCATTTGTTAAGTATGGTTGTGGAGTGTTTGCACCAACGGGAACAGGCATCCAAGTAGAGTCCATGAATCGATTTTTCAAGCCTGCATCGATAGTATACATGTATTTCCACTTATAAAGGTCTGTGCCCTGATAAATGTTGTTTGTGCCATAAGAACCTGGCTGAAAGAATGGTTCTGAAGTGGATAAGCCACCATTGTTATTTGCCAAACATTTGAAGACTTGGTCAAAACGATTCTTAACGTAGAAGTTATTCACTAAGAAGCCGTTGGCATCTTTTGCTTGTACACCGACATTATCTGCATACGCAAAATAGTTTGTATTATTGGCCCAATTGATACGTTGAATAACAGGACTCAAATTGCTTGAGTTAATCAACTTGGCAGCAAACATATTTTTGAAAACTTTCTTCAAATATGCTTGGTCATCTGTTGGTTGTGAGGGTGTTTCTACACCATTAATGACTGGCCAAGAATCTTCTTGACCCAAAAACGCATAAATTGAACCAATAGAACTTCCTTGCACTGTTGCAGAAGGAAGGTAATACTCAAGTTCAACTTGAGAAACTTTTGCGTATGAAGTGAGTTTGTTTAGATTGTATGCCATGATTTATTTATTAGCTGTAGGACACTTGACAGTATGTATTTGCTTGGTCACCATCGATACTGAAATACTTAATGTACGCAGAATGTAGTGATGTCAGTGTAAATGATGTAGCACCAATAGTTGAATTATTAGCTAAACAACCGTGTGTGATTGTGTGATTTGAACCGCCGCCGGTATCTGTGTTTGTTATCCAAACTTCAACAATTTTACCTGCTTTAAATCCAGATAATGAAATTGTTGTTGTTGCATTAGTTTTAAAATAATATACTGAGTTATTTGCAATATCAATTGCCAAAGAAGTTGTGATACTAGACAATACGTTTGGTGTCAACACAAATCCTTTTTGCGGATTAACTTCACCGGTAAATGCCACATCTGTTGCATTAAATGTTGCAATCTGGTTCAATGTATTTGTGCCGGCAATCATATTGAAAAATTGAATCTGAGAGCCTCTAGCAGAATCTGTGTAATTTTCAATAGCAACAACATCAATACGACCTACACCTAAGGGTGCAAAGCCTGTTGTTCCGTAACCGTTACCTGAAAATCTTGCTAAAACGTCACCAGTTTGAACCGCAGATGGATAAGCAACATTACCTCTAGCAGAACGTCCAGCATATACAACATAAGTGTTTGCACCATACGAATCAGTAACAATACGAGAAGAAACGTTTTGCTTACCCGAAATATGGATCATGTAACCATCTTGTGATGGTACTGCTACGTTTGGTGTTGCTGTAATTGTAAGTGCCGCTTGTGTTGCGGAGAAACTGGTGTTAGTCAATACAACCTGAGCGTTCATGTTAACGATACCAGCAACGTTCAATGTACCTGTAATGTTGGCAGTGCCGTTTGCTGTGGTTGTTCCATTAACAATCAGGTTGCCTGTAGTTATTGCACCGGTAGTTGATTGAATTCCTGAAGCGATAACGTTACCTGTGACAGTCAAATCACCAGCAAAAGTACCTGTTGTGTTTGCAAGTGCATTGTTTGCTTTGTTAAATGCCGCTTGGATGCTGGTGTTTTGTGTTAGGTCAACCTGTGCTTGTGTCGCAATGTTGTTTGCATTCGTGTTAGCAGATGCAAATGCAGCCTGTGAATAAGCTAATGGAGCGGCCGCAGTGGCCTGTGTTGTGTTATCACCAAAAACAATATATGATTGTGTGTTTAATGACAATCCATTTGCAGTAATCTTGGCTGAAATGTTGTTTGAATATTGGCCACCAACCGCAAACACAACGTTTGTTCCTGGATTTGCAGTACCTAATACTAAATTACCTGTTGGTCCAGTGCCTGGTCCATCTACAATCAGATAACCATCGTATGGGAATTGTGATGTTTGGCCTAATGGTACTGGATTCCAAATAGAATTGTTTATGCCAAGATCAATATAACCACCACTGTCAGTTCCGTTGTCGGCTGTCAACACCATATCTGATGCACCGTTCGGATTGAAGTTCTGCACATTAATCTGAATAAAATTTGGATTGCTGTTGGAGAATTGTGCAACAGTATTTTGTAACAATACTGGATTTGTTCCAACATTCAACACTTCATTTGAAAACAATCCTTGTGCCAATGTATGTGCAGTAAATTGACCGGTAACTCCTGAAGGAACATCCACACCAGCAAATAAAGTATTTGCGGTGTTTGAGTTAATTGTTGAAATGATTGGAAGTTGCGAAATCTTTATTTGTGACATTTTTTATCCTATTAGAAGGGTGTTTCCGTCTTCTGTTATTAATACTTGTCCATTTTCTGTTGTCAATTCCAAATAATATTGTGTTCCGACTGGACCAAAAATCTGAATGTTGTCATATAATGAAGTGAAAGTTCTTCCAATTGAAATTAAACCGTTTGCGCCGCTTGTTAATGGGCCGCTCAATACGACAACACTCTCTGCAACGTTTGATGATGCCGCTATGGAAGTTACTGTCTGAGAACTTCCATTAACGTAAAGTGTATCTCCAACACGAATAACATCAGCAATCTTCAAATCTGTATTGCTATAGTCGCCGTTATTAACAATGTCATAATTTCCAGTCAATGTTGATATATTTATGACATAATTGTTGCCTGCCTGAGCATAACCTGTAGCAACGTTTGCAAAATAAGTCCAAACGTTGTCTTGAACTGTAACGTTGTTACCATCAACTGCTGTAACCAAAGAACTAATGACGTCAGTAAATCCGCTACCATATGTGAAACTTATAGTTGAACTGTTTGCAACAAAGATGTTTGCTAGGTTTGCACCTAATAAGTTTGTGAAACTGATAATGTTGTTACTTGGACTTGCAAATGTACCTGCTGTAATCTGTGCTGTTATACCTGAATTTGTGTAGTATGAAACAGGTTCACCACTAAACAACGCATCTTCCGTATAGAAGTTCATAGCATTGTTAGACTCCATTGCAATTCTACCAAGAACTTGCATACCTGTTGGATGTAGCAAGTTCAACAATACATCACGATACTTTTCAATTTCTTTGGATAATGTCAGTTGATATGTGAAATTGTTGTAAATCTTACTTTGTAGAACATCATAAGAGCTTGGTTGGCCAGATGAATCTAAATATTGTCCTTGTCCAATCACAAGACCATCTAAGAATTTGGAGTTTGCTTTTGCGTGGCCATCACCATACGTGATAACACCATTAGCCGAATCAAAACGGCTATTGTTTGCTGAGTTATCGAATGTAGTGTTGTGTATTGTTGTGTAACCGCTAACCAAATTCATTGAAGCATTCTTAGAATCAATCTTCAAAGGAACAATAATACCTGCTGTATTCTGCTTAGGTATTGAGTTATAGTTGAACACACGCATCTGATAGATTGTGTTTGCAGGATTTGCATTAGGTTGTAATACAAACAACGAATCGACAGTTGCAATATATGATGCAACGTTAATGTTTGCACCCTGATAGATTTTATCTCCAGCCGCAGGCAACAATGTAAGGTTGACGTTGGAAACAATTAAGTCCTGTACTACCAATGATACATTAGGTGCGGCAATATAGTCTTCGCCGTTATCTACCACGTTAATTGTTGTGATAGAACCAACTCGGTTTGAAACTTGAGTGAATGTTGCTCCAGTCCCCAGATAACCAGGAACATACATCGATGTGTTTGCTTTGTAGAAATTTCTATTGGTGAAATTTGTAGAAGCGTTAGATGTTAGGTATAATGTATTTGAGTTTGCAACAGAACTAACTAGACCAATAATCACATTTGAGTTTGAAACCAGGTAAGAACCAGCTTTAACTTGTGTTACAAAATCTGTTCCGGTGCCTGTAACTTTTGTACTTGTGTTGGTTGTAGTAACGTTACCTGATGCAAGGTTTGCGACTGCTACAGTCGGTAAACCATTAATGTAACCAAGGCCACCAATTGGATAATTTCCTGATGGGTCTGCTTTGTATGCTACTGTTTGAATTGTACCATTCGCATTAACCATTGTGACGTTAGCGTAAGCACCAAAACCTGAACCGCCAATCAGAAGAATTGTATCACCGTTTGAAAAGTTTCGGCCACCATCCACAATTTTGATTGGTGCAAGAATACCCAAGTTTGCAAGATTTGTCTGTGTATATGCGTCCGTTGTATATTCAGATATGGCTTGAACAGTAGGTTGTTGGTTCAAACCACCACCCTGATTTTGTACAACAATTGATGAAATTGGATATGTTGCAAAACCACCAAACGTAAACGCATTAGCCAGTGTGGTGTTTGCGTTTGCATTTAAGTTGTTTGCAAATTGGTAGCTCTGTTGAGTCCAAAGGTGTGTTGCTGAATTGTAAGTGTTTGCACCAGAACTTGTGGCAATGTTACCGATATAATGATATTGTTTTAACTGGATACTATCCAGTGGAATCATACTGACATTGGCCTGTCCATTAGGATCCAATGCACCTACAGTAGCAATCGGTGTCTGTGGTGAATCACCAATCAAATTTGTGAATAGTATTTGTGTGTTTGCTCCACCAATAAGAGTATTGGATGGAGAAAGTGTATACCCGTAACCTTCAGTGTCAACTGTAATACGCTGAATCGAACCTGATGTAACTGTGCCAACTTCTGCTGTTGCACCTATAGGAAAAGCAACGTTTGGATTTAAACCTCCATAGACAACAACTGGATCGTTGGTTTGATAGGTTAAACCTCTATTGTTTGGATCAATATTGATTTGACTGATCTGTCCAACAATAAGTGCAGTAAGAGTTTCTGCATTTAATGTACCTTTGGGTACAATTTGACCATTCAAAAAGTAAACCGGTTGGTTTCTGTTATCAACCACCGTAACAGTTTCACCCGATTGAAACAAACGTTCAATATTGGAGATAAAAACTTCTGTTTTAAGACCATCAAAAATTGCATTTTCAACTGTTGCAATAGACTTTGATAAGTTACCAAACAGTCTTAAATTGTTTATTATTAAGAAGTTTGGATCATCCGTAGCAAGTTTTAGACTTTTAGGTACATACCACTTACCTGCTGACGCTTTAAGAACAACATCTTTGGTATAAAAGAAGTCTACATCAGAGTTGTATAATACACGAAATAAAAACTGATAAGATGCTGGCGTACCTTTGTTTTGATACAACTGCTTTGCAATTTTGATTGCTTTTGTTTTGTCTGCCAGTATATCCTGTGGAAAATACGACATGAAATCGTTAACAAAATAATGTAAGAACTGTTCTGTGGTTGTATCCACATCCATATAGTTCAATAAATTCTTTGTAACATCTAATGTGTTGCCATTTTGTTCCATCCATTCATAGTATGCTTGAAGGAATAGAACAAAATTTGCGTAGTTAGGATCATCCCGGATGAACTCAGGGAGTTGGTACGGAACCAGTAACGATGTTTTCTGATTGCTCTGTATCATTTATTAACTTCTTTTTGCATTAACCGTTACTGCTACAGCACTTGGATCATATGGATCGATAGTGATGATCTTGTTGTATGTTGAAGAAATGATGTTTGTTGTTGGCTGTACAGAAAGTGCCAGTTCACCCAATGGATTATTCACATCAATTGGATTAAAATTATTCAATGTAACAATTCCATTTATGTAGTCAACTGTTCCAGCATTATTATTAACTGTAACTTGTCCTTTGACAGGATCGTTATAATAAGTCTTCAAAGTTCCATATTGGTTGAACAATACAACTTCTAATTGAGCACCTTGGCCTGTAGTATCACCAATGGCAGGCGTAACTGTTGCTACTGCACCAGAATAGCCTGTTCCACCATTCGTTACAGTGACACTCGTTACACGACCATTCACAAGTACGGCTGTTGCAGTTGCACCAGTTCCATCACCTGTAATCGTTATTGTTGGTGTTGCTGAGTAACTATAGCCAGTATTGACAACAGAAATTGAAGAAACGTTGCTTGTGAAAACAGGAATTTCTTCAAAGTATACATTAAGTAGTGTATTTGTTGGATTTGCTGGGTCTGTTGTTGTGAAACCAGGATAACTTGTTATACCTGAACCAAATGTTCCTCGTTTCAATGGAACATTATAATTTAATGTATATGTTGTTGGAGTACCAAGTGTTGGGTAAAACTTCTTTTGTAAATTAACTGTAAATTCTGAAGATATGATTGACCTATCGGACGAATTGATAGCACTCAACAGATCATAAGAACTGAAAGTAGAGTTGAATGTGTTCAAGTTTGTTGAAGAATAATTGTATATTGCGTTCTGTATTGTTGTTTGCAATGAACTAGAAGTCAAGGTTGTCATTGAAGGTGTATACAACACATTTGCGGTTATTTGCATGTATGTGTAATCGGGATCAACAATAATTGGCTCAACAGTCATAACGCTGATTGGTTTAATGACTTCACTAATCAATAATTGTTTCTGTGTTGGTGTCAAACTATAACCACCAGTTGGTTTCAATGCAATATACACTTGGCCATATACAGGAGGATTGTTTTCTTCACCACCCCAAACCGATACAGCATCAAACTGGACACCAATATTATTTTGCTGAATGATGTTGATATAATCGTTCTTGCTGACTGCACGGCCTTGTGAAGCAAACGCTTTTGGAGCCTGGAATTTGATAGAATCGATTGATTCTTTATCTTTACCTTGAGTAGCCGCTTGATAAGTTGTTACTGTTGGTTGATTTGGATTGCCTAAATTGTCCATCAATTGGAAACTATCTGCTAAACCACCAGCAGTTCCTTTTGTGGAGATGTAATTGACAATAACAATGTTACCATCAGACAACTGTTGGCCCAATACGCCGTCACCAAAATAGATTTGGTAGTTGCCATCGACAGCCTCTTGTAAGAAATATACGGTATCTGTTGGTGTTAAGCTCAAATAGTCTGTGGTAGGACTAAAGATTTGATATGATGAGTTTGACGATGATTGTTGGACTCTAACAACCAAAGTTGATGTATCGATACCAGCATCAGGTATCTCAAACAAATATTGAGGATTTGATGTTGAATCTACAGTATAGGTGTAAGTTGCAACAGTACCTTGCTTTAGCTCCACACCCGCAAATGTGGCAGTATTTGCTGTAACACCTACAGTATATGTGTCTGTTGTCACATATGGATAGTGTGTACCATCAGGCATAACACCTGAAATAAAGTTTGTATACTTTGGAATAGTAAAGTTTGTGGTTGTAATTCCACTGAAAGAAAGATTGATCTGTGCAACAGGAGCCACAGCAGATTGTGGCACATAGTTCATTAGCTTTGCATGTGACACAACCGAAGAACGTTGTATTGCTGAGTCTAAGAACATCTCATTTGCAACCATGTTCAAATAATAAGCATTGTATTGCGTATTATAGGTCAATACATCCAACAGAGTGGACATTGCAGAACCTGAAAAGTTATAGTCTTTAAAGGTGTCCTGTGATTGCAAATAACTTATGAAATTTTTCTTGATGTCACCAAAATCTAAATTAGCAACTTGAATATTTGTATTAGAGTTGGACATTTTGGAGCACCTGTTCTTTTCTGTTTTTCCACCAAAGTTTCATACGTTCTTGGTGAGCTTTTTGACGATTTGTGTCTGTTTTATATTTTTCTTGACTTATTTTTCCTGCACGACCCGCAAGTTCACTCACATCATCACGCATTTTTCTTTTTTTTGATTGTTTTTCTCTTGTTTCAATACGTGTTTTTTGACCGTGATTCCAAGAAATTTTTCCATAAAAATGGCTATTCTCTCCACTATTTGATTTGCCAATTTTTTCTTTAGTTTCTAATGTGTGTGATAAACCGGTTCTAGATTTATTTCCTGTGGTTTTAAGACTTATTTTTTCTTTGGTTTCTGATGATGGATTAATCAAACCTTCACCACCATCTGTCAGATTTCTCAATATACCGGTATTATTATCTTTACGTCCATACCACCTTATGTAGAATCTCTCCAAAGCTAGAGCACCAAGCTCGGTTAGTTTTTTTTCCATTATAATAATTCTTGATAGGTCTTTTGGTAATTTTACATTATGGTCTTTGTTCCAAGCTCTCCGACCTTTACCTTTTCCTATGTAATAAGGAGACCCATCTTCTCTAAGATATGCATATATGTAATACATTATCTGGACCTCTGTAGAATTAAATTAACCGCTGTAGGTGATGTGTTATTACCAATGTAGAAAGATAAATCAATCAAAAATGTATTGCCGTCTGTGTTTGGATTTACAGTCAAAGAGTTGATTTGCACCCTTGGCTCATAGTTGGTGATGACATTTCGTATTTCTGTTTCTAAAATACCTGCTGTCAGGCTTGTGGTCGGTTCAAACAAAATAGCATTGATGTTTGAACCAAGGTTTGGTTGAAATGGTCTATCATAGAAGTTTGTCAATAGCAAATTTCTTACTGATGCAATCACCGACTGGTCATCATAACGCAAAGCAATATCCCCCGAAACCGGCACACGGTTAAAGGTTAAGTCGATGTCTGCGTAGATTCTGTTTAATTTTGCCATCTTCTATTTATCTTGGTTTGCCAGTAGTATCGGTGCCAACTTTTACTCCTGTGTGTATGTGATTATCAAGACTGATGCCACTTCCTACCACATCACCTGTTGCATTAATAGAACCAGTAACTGTAACATCTCCGGCAACATTTAAGTTTCCAGTTAAATCGAATTCGGATGCTTTTGCTATAACTTTTCCTGTAGTATTTAAGGTAACATTTCCATTTACAGTCAAATTGCAATTCCCAGAAATACTAACGAAGTTTGTTCCTGCCACAATTTCATAGTTATCAGCAACAATCTTTGTCACTTTTGATCCATCTGGATGAATTTCAGTGAAAGTACCCATTCTATGCGCCAAATGTATTCTTTCAGCACCTTTGGTGTCATCCATCTCAAACACATGTCCAGATTCAGTTTCGGTTACTTGGTTGTATGGTTGAACTGCCGCATATGCTGACTTTGGTTGTGACCAGGATGATCCATCCGCAGTGTTCACATTGGTGGTGAGGTCTGCATCTTCTCTAGCGATAATTGTTTCTTGGATCTTTTCGTTTCGGTATAAACGGCTGGTTGTCGGTTCATTTAATAAATTTGGATACAAACTTGCCGTTCCACCAAAAGGTACAGGTGCTTTAGCTAATTGTTCTGGTGTCCTTGGGTCTGAAAAGCCAGCTCCTTGAATTGGTCCAGTAACTGGAATGCCAGGAATAACACCAAAATAGAAAGGAAATTGGCCTGATTCTGAGTCCATAAACAAGCCGACAACATAATCACCTTCTCTTGGTGTTTTATGTGTTTGTGTTGTGTTACCGGACAGAATTGGTGCAACCCAAGGTAAATCTTCACAAGGAATTAGTTGTTTATTGTCTGTATGCCAACCAAAAATTCTAATTTGGCATCTACCTAATTTTAATGGATCTATGCGATTTTCAACCACACCCATCCACCAAACACAACCATTTAAACCGGCAAAGTTATTAACCATTTTTGTCATTTTGTAATTCCTTTCACAGTATTACCCCAAATCTGTGAATTATTATCAACGGCCGCATACAATGTTGTTGTGCTTTCTTTAGCCAATTCAAGAACGGTTCTATATTCATGTACTGTTAACATGTGTCTAACTGCTGTAATCAAGTAATTGCCAGAATAAAAATCATCAGGTTCTTTTTTATCTGGATCTTTAGATAACAAGTTGAATGTTATAACACGACCAACAGTTAAACCTGGATCTCCGGGCACAGAAATCTTAATTCTTGTATAGTTCAATAGTGGCAACTGTGCTGAACGATAAGGGATATAAGTCTCAGCAAAGATGTCGTGTGCAACACCACCGTTAGTTTTAACGTAACTTGAATCTGTCTGATTGTAATTTGAAAATACCAACTTCAACACAGCCTGTGATGTTTGATTAAGGTTATCACTAAACCTATTCTTCATGTTGTTTGTTATGGGATTTCCATTCAACGTCTTTGCTGTCTTGGAATAGTTACCATAATCAAAGTTTGTTATTCTATATCTGCGTAACAAAGGATCAACCGAGATCAATTGGTTTGCAAAGACACCAGAGTTGATGGCTCCTAAAGTGTCATAAGAATCCAATATCTCATACGTCAACGCATTGTAAACTCTTTGTGTTATTGTCTGTGTTTGTTGATTAACGTTCTTTGGATTAAAACTGTATGCATTATAGACAGTCTGACCAATCAAAGATTGAATTGATCTGAAATTATAACCAAACTTATCTTCATAGAACAATAAATCGGAACCATACTTTGTGCTATCTGGTCTAGCATATGTTGACATCCAATTGATAGCATCGAAAGGTTTTAAGTTTGGAACAATAAAATCATATACACCAAAAGTCTGCTCAAACACACCAAGTTTGTTGTCAGGCACTTTTAGATAATCTTTTAGAATATTTTTTACGTTTGATGTTATGTCTTGTGCTTTGTATGACTTGCTAATTTTATACTGTTCTGATAGAATCAATTCTTCAGAACAAAAGTATAATGAATAGGTTTCTGTGTTACCTTCATTCTCAGGTGTACGTTTTGCTACCTTGAACACACGAAATATCTTATCAATGATGTTTGTTGTATCATCTACTTTACCAAATGTCATTCTAATGAACTCGTTGCCGTTCATGTGTAACTTCTCAATATAACCGGTAGCATCAACCAACATTAGATAACCAGATGCTGTACTGGTGAACAAGTCTTCGTTATAAGACAGTTCAACCATAATGTTCTTAACATCAAATGCACTAACTGCTGTCAGTAATGTCAAATTTATTAAGGTATAGTCATTAGGATAAACTATACCTGGTTTAGGTAACTGTGTATCCGCCATTATTGACTCATTAGAGAAGTAAATTGTTTTTCAAATTGTGAAACATAAATCGAATTCACCAAACTAATGTTGCGTTTAGCTTCATTCTGTTGCAACTCATAATCATAAATTGACTGTGTGTACTTGTTTGTCACTTGTGATACGACTGCACCACCAGGGAAAGAAGCCTGACTTGTGTTTACTGGAACATTAGCATATGCGGCAGAATCAATTATATAAATTGTGGTGTTTGGTGTCTGTGAAAGGTTATCAGATACAGTTACAGACTTAACATAGTTTTGTATTGTGCCCTGAGTATAGGCCATAACTTGAGATGGTGTTACCGTATTTGCAGAAATGTGTAATGCATTTGCTGTTGCAGGTGTATACTTGTCAACAATGTAATCTTGGAATAGATTTGGACTCATTGGCCAATTCCATTGTGGATCAATGATTTGATTTGCGAACAAGACAATCCAGTAACGATAAGAATCACCATAATACTTCTCAGCAATGATCTCTGGTGTATCACCTTCTTGGATGTCATAGCTATAAAACAACAATGGATTGTTCAATAGACTTGGAACAATCTCGGAACGCAACATGATGTTTGTTAGAACTACGTTGTTTCCTACGTAGTCTATTGTTGCTATCTGTGGAAAACTTTGAAAGTATTTCATTATCTTAGGCCTGTAGCATCGCTATTGTTGAAACCTTTTTGTAGTCTTGCTCTATCAACAATTTCAGTTTCTCTAAATTGTAATGTTAGTGTTGTTTGTACTGGTGCACCATCAGTGTGAGCCGCAAAGCCATTTGGAGCAAAGTTAACATCGATTCCCTCAAGCACACAATCTGCATACTTCGGCAAGAATGTATTTTCTTTTCCTTTAGACATAAAAGAAATAGAAAATAGAGAAGGAGGAATCAAATACATGCTTTGGCTCGATACTGTTGCACCAGATGTGAGTGTTGGTGCCGCATGGAATTTAAAGGTGTGAATGATCTCGTTGACAGTTTTTGCTTCTTGTTGTGACTTTGGGCTAAAAACAAAAGACAAAGAGAAACTTCTCATGCCTAAACCTTTGTACAACATTTGTACTTGTGGGTTGACAGCATAACCTTGGCCTTGTAGTAATATATTACCGAGTTCTGCACCTGTTCCAAACTTACCACTTATAGTATTTGTAATCAGCCCAATGGCTGCCGGGTCTGTAGAAATAGAACCCCAAACTTTTTTTGCTGTCTGCACATCTACACCACCACCTGATGCGGCATCGATGCCCTTACCTGCCAATTGATCGATTGCTCTGAGTGTGTTGATTGTTGAACCTAATTCATCAGTCAAGTTAACTTCATTATACTGTGCATTATATTGTGCAACTAGGCTATCTGGCATATACAAAGAGATAACTGCACCTAAATTTACAACAGATGGTTTGATGGCTATGCCTTCTTCAAAACCTGTAGCAATTCCCTGTATTGTTGTTCCTCCCAAGTTCGATAACTCAGGAGATACGCTTCCGGCCACTGTGTTTATGCCGTTAACGATAGCTTTACCAATTTCTGTGTTAGCCGCTTGTCTAATTGCATCACCTAATCTATTACCATTAATTAATGTCAAATTAGGACCACTTTTAACTGCACCCTCATAAGTCGCAGGAACGACCTGCTTTATGGCAAATGTCACGTAATGTGATTTTGTGGCATCCGTAGACAACTCTGTAGGATAATTTAGTGTTGTGAGTGCTTTGCTGCCATACAATGCTGCCAATGGTCCGCTGGCCACGCTACCTAGTTTGCCTGGAAGTGCTACACCACCTACGGATGTTGGAATTGATATGGATGCCATTTAGTTCTCTAAAAAAGATTATACATATATTTATGGCTTATTCTGGAAGATTTATCCCCAAGAATCCACAAAAGTATGTGGGTGACTATACTAACATTATTTATCGCTCAACCTGGGAAGCGAAGGTTATGACACATCTCGATAAAGAGCCTTATATAATTTCATGGGCGTCAGAGGAACTAGTCATTCCTTATATATCTCCTGTTGATGGTAGAAAACACCGCTACTTTCCTGATTTTCTGGTGAAATATAGAACAAAAGATAATAAATTAAAAACTATGCTAATTGAAGTTAAGCCACTTAAACAAACAAAAGAACCCACTCAGCGCAAAAGAAAGACCAAACAGTATCTAAATGAGGTGATGACTTGGGGAGTAAATCAAGCCAAATGGTCTGCCGCAAAGGAATTTTGTCTAGATAGAGGATGGGAATTTCAGATATGGACAGAAAAAGAACTAGGAATTTCTTAAAGATTTGCAGTTGTCGAAATGATACCTTTTCAGTGAGCTTCTAGCACCTATTAGACCACAGTGTGGACAAACTGTAGTTATTTTCTTTTTACCTTTCATGCCTGCCGGTTTACCTTTTCTAGTTTCCAACATTTTTACTATAGATTCAGGCCTTTGTTTTTTACCCAATTGAGCTAAACTCATCTTCTTTCTTGTTTCATCGGTGGCTTTTTTGCCTAATCTTGCGGCCGCCATTTTTTTCTTAGATTCTTCTGAATGTTTTTTACGCCACCTAGGACTAGATTCGCCTCTCAATATGCAGTTACTGGATGGAACTGATGAAGTTTCAAAAATTTGGTCACCAACGTTCATTTCTTGGTATGCGACATCGAATGCTTTGGAAAGTGATAAATTTAAAGAATCAAATTCTTTTTGAGATAGCTTATAAATAATCATACTGATACGGTTCTTTCGTGTTAGGGTGTATGCGGTCTGACCACCGGCGATACACACTTATTTATAAAGAAATGACCACATCCAAACTCACCTCACTAGCAGAACAAAAAGCGGCGGCAGGACATAAAACTATGTCTCGTGATGCTGTGGCTTGGTTGCAGGAAAAGATTGACGAGATCAAAAGGCCGTCAACAATACCATCTACAATCAATAAAGAAACATTTAGACAGACATCCCAGTTTCGTATTGGAATGATGTATTGTTTCTATTATGATCCTAAAACCAAGGCAGACATGCCATATTGGGATAGATTCCCAATGGTTTTGATTTTGGAAAGATATAATGATGGTTTCATGGGTCTGAATCTGCACTATTTACCAGTCAAGTTCCGTATTGCGTTCTTGTCCAAACTGATGAAATATGCACAGTTGACAGCAGAGAACGACATTAGACGTATGAGAATATCCTACGACATCCTGGAAGCATCCAAGAAGTATGCGGAGTTTAGGCCTTGTCTGAAACGATACCTGTTTAATCATGTTCGTTCCAGAATGTTGACAATCCAACCGAATGAGTGGGATGTGGCAACAATGTTACCAATACAGCAATTTAGAGGTGCAAAACCACAAAAAGTGTGGAGAGATTCGGTATTGGAGTGGAAAGATCACATGAAACACTTTAACTCAGAAGAATAAAAATGCCATCAAGTATTACAGATTTTCTTGGTTCGTTTAAGACCGATATTGCAAGACCAAATAGGTTTGATGTTACTATTCCTGCTCCGCTGCCAATGTTGTACTATTTGTCAACAAGTAGAAATTTGACATTACGCTGTGAGTCTGCTCAGTTACCTAGCAGAACCTTTGCAACAGCAGACCAGAAAATCGGTTCAAACCCAATCGAAAAACATGCTTACCAATCGAACTACAATGAGTCTGAGATGACATTCATTGTTTCGGATGATATGTCTGAGAAGATTTTCTTTGATGCATGGATGGAATACATCAACCCAACAATGTCTTTTGATTTCAACTATAGAAATGATTACATCTCTACCTTGACAGTCAATCAGTATGGTGTTGATAACAAATTAACATACTCCATCAACCTGATCGATGCGTTTCCAGTTTCAGTCAACCAATTGGACTTGGATTGGTCTAATGATGGACACCACAAATTAACTGTTGTCTTCGCTTACAGATACTGGCAAAACAACTCTATACAGAAATTTGGTGACAGTGCACTACAGTATGGAATTACACAAGTTCTTAATTCAACTGGCGGCCTAACCGGATTTACAGATAATAACATTGTTAACGAGAAGAATGTAATATTGCAAGAAGGACCAAAACTTGAGTCTTATTACTAATTGATTTGAAGGAGATATAATGGCTTTACCAAAAATTGATGCGCCGATCTATGAATTGACTTTACCGCTGTCTAAGAAGCATATTCGCTTTAGACCTTTTCTGGTGAAAGAGCAACGTAACCTAATGATGGCCATGGAATCTGACGATAAAGAGACTATGGAAAAGAACATCAAACAAGTTTTACATAACTGTACCTTGACAGAGAATGTTGACATTGATTCTCTTCCTATTGTGGACGTTGAATACTATTTCATCCAGTTAAGAGCGAGATCGGTCGGTGAAGTTGTTGAAAACAAATATCGCTGTGAGAATATCGTAGACGATAAGGCTTGTGGCAATATGATGGATGTTAAGTTTAATTTGTTAGATATTAAAGTTGACCACAATGATATTAAAGATGAGATTCAACTAACAGACAGAATCAGTATCAAGTTGGCCTATCCAAAGTTTTCTGTGTTGGATGCATCAAAGAATATTGAGACTGCAACCGATATGGCGTTTGAAATGATTATCAGTAGTATCGTTAACATTTATGATGGTGAACAATTCTATTATGCGAATGAGGTTGCAAGAGAAGAATTAATTGAGTTTGTAGAATCATTGAACACTGAGCAATTTAGTAAGATTGAAGAATTTTTTGACAATTTACCTAAATTAAATAAAACAATTGAGATGGACTGTGGTAAGTGTGGTTTCCACCATACGATTGAGGTGGAGGGTCTCGAAAATTTTTTCGGGTAATCTTCCGTCATGATACATTAAGGAACTATTATACAACCAACTTTGCATTGATTCAGCATCACAAGTATAGTTTGACGGAGCTAGAAAATATGATGCCATGGGAGCGTGAAATTTACGTTAGTATGCTTGCTCAATATATTGAAGAAGAAAATGCCAAGATTAAAGAGCGACAAAATTCAAGATGATTTGAATTTGCATTTTTCAAAATGGTGTCTAAACATGATTGAGCCTTTTCCATTTTTACCACAATGTGGACACACTCTTTCAGTTTTTTGATGTAAAACCACTTTTTCACGACTTGATGTGTTTTGAAAATTGTGTTTACCTTCTTTGATTAGTCTATTTGCTCTTTCGGTAACATTTTGAATATTTGTTATAGGATTTATTCCCAATTCTTTATATTTTTTCCACTGTTGTCTCTGTACGTCACCACTTAATAGGTGGTGTTTACCTTCTTTTACCAACTTCAACTGCACCCTTCTAGGTATTTGCTTGGTTGCAGGATCACCTTTTTTGAAACCGTGTGATCCTTTAGACCAATTCATACAATTTGGTTTACCGTAGTGTTCATCTAGGTATTTTTCCTCTAAGTGTTTTAATTTCTCTATGGAATCCGCATATTCCACTATTTCTCGGGTAAGTTCTTTTTTATTTTTTATGCTTTTCACCCATTTACCAGAACCCAAATATCCATCATTTAAGTTATCGGTGGAATGGCGACCATAATAGTAGTTTCCGTTTTTGTGGATAGTTTTATATATTATATGATAAATAGTCATGCTGATACGGTTCTTTCGTGTTAGAGTGTATGCGGAGGTGAGAGTCTGGCGATACACAATTATTTATAAGAAAAAAACGTAGATGAACAACAAGTCACAATTAGAATCAGTAATCGGTGAGTTGAAAGGCCAAAATAGTAAAGAATTGGAAGCCCAACGAGCCGCTATTGACAAGCAAATTGTTGATATGATTGTGAAACAAACTGCAATGAATGTGGAAGATATAGTAAAAGGTTTGTCAAAGCGTAAGAAAACGGCTAAGCAAGTATCACCACAATCAAATATGGCCAACAAAGTTGGTAATGTAAACGCCAACTTTTACGTTGATGCTGTCACCGTTAGCAAGCCTAAACTACGAACAGGTGACAGTGCGGCCAACATCGGTGCAAAAATCTATGCTGTAATGAAGCAAGATATAGAAGATCGTAAGTTGCGTTCTGAATTGGATAAAAATAAAGAACAAGAACTATTCGAAGAAGAACAAAGAAGACAAGAAGAACTGATTGCCACCATCGAGAATGCCAAAAAGGGTGTAAAGGCTCAAAAGCCTAAAAAAGAATTACCGCCTAGAGATGAGAAGGGTAGGTTCATGAAGAAGGAGCCTGAGGCTAAAAAAGCTGAAGCTCCTGCACAAAAGTCAGCAACAACAGAAACACCAACAGCTAAACCGGCAACTGCAAAACCGGTGGAAGCACCGGCACCTAAACCAGTGTCTGCTAGTCCAACAAAACCTCCAGTTTCTACTGGTGGCGTTTCTACAGCCGCTAAAGTAGCTACAGGTGTTGCTATTGGTGCCGCGGCCGCAACAGCAATAAAAAGAATAGTTGAAGTTGGTAAGGGCTACAACATAGTTGAATTGCAATCTGGTGAAATAGTCAAAAAAGAAGGTGTTTGGAACTGGAGAAATAATAATCCAGGTAACATCGAATATGGCGATTTTGCTTTATCGAATGGTGCAATTCCGTACGCTCATGGAAAAAATAAACCACAAACACCTGAAGAAAGATTTGCAATTTTTCCAACATATGAAGCTGGTCGTGCGGCCAAAGCTAAGTTGATTTTTGAAGGTAAAAATTATAGAGATTTAAATATTGATGATGCAATCGCTAGATATGCACCTGCAAAAGAAAAAGCTAATGATACTCCTGCTTATCAGAAAGCTGTCAGAGATGCTGTTGGTCTTCCTGAAGAAAAATTGAAGACTATGAGAATGCGTGATTTTAATGAACAACAGCGAACATTAATATTAGATGCTATGCAAAAGAGAGAGGGTTATGGATCAGGTAAAAAAGAATCTAAACTCCTATCATCACCAAATGTTAAAATAGATTCCGGTGAAAATCTTATTAAATCTTCCAATGAGAATAAAGATTTAAAATCATCCACTAAAGGCACCAACGTTGCAATAGATAATACAAAAACAACAGTCATATCTTCAGGTGGTTCATCACCACAAACAATTAGAACACCAACACCTTCAGAGAGACCAGCAATCATAGGCGGATAAAATGGCAAACGATAAAATGACATATCAACGTGCACAAAGGCTGAAAAATGTAGGCCTTGGCAGATTAATGGTTGACAGAATCGTGTCTGGTCAAGGCGTTGGTCGTTCTATTAAGTCTGCTATCTCAGATAAGACTACAGCAAAATTCACACGTATGAAAGAAAAGTTTGATCCATTGAACATCGGCAAGATGTTTGGTGGAAGACTAGGTGCTTATGCTGTTGGTAAAATGACTGGCCGTAGAGAAGAAGATATTGCATACTTCACTGGTGCAAGAGTTCGTTCTAGTGCCCTAGAAAGTATGAAGGTGAACCCTCTAGTTACAAAAATACCTGAGGGTGATAAAAGAAGTATGAAGAAGAATGACGGGCTTGCTGATGTGATGGCTCGCATTTATAATTTGATTAAGACAAACTCAGAAGAACTAAAGATACAAAGTGAAATTGATAAGAATTTGAATGTTGATAGAGAGAAGCAACGTGAAAAATGGCATTCTGAATTGATTAAAGCACTTACTGGAGTTGGTAGTAAAACTACGACAGCAACACCAGTCAAAAAGGGTGGATTTTTAGATGATATAATGGATTTTATTGAAGGTTCTATAGCAAAAGTTAAAGATTTTTTTAAACCTGTATTAGACTTCTTTGGAAAAATAAAAGAAATTTTTGGTGAGGGTGTACTTGCGGCTTTTGGTTTACTTAAAAGTTTGTTAGCTAATCCATTCATACAAAGACTTGCTGGAGGTGTAGCATTAGGTGTATTGATTGCCGAAGCTATAAAATTTGGCGTTGGCAAGGCAATGGGTGCCGCACAAGATTCGAGTGAAGAACTTGGTGGACCAGAAGCCAGAGCAATTACTGAATCTATACAGAACTCCGAAAATCGAGATCAACTATCAGAAATGCCAGGTTCTTCTGATCCTGAATATGAACAGAAGCAGGAAAAATTAAAGTCTGCGATTAGAAAAAAACAATCAGCGATTGAAAAATACTTGAATTCCAAAGGTTACACCAAAAAGGGTGAGGAGAAAAATGGAAGATTTATATTTGCGGATAGTAAAGGTAATCAACCTCCACCAGAATTATTGAACGAGGCTTCAGACTTATACAATTCTGGTAACATGCCCACGGTTACTGCAACAAAAGCAACACCTTTACCTGTCGGTGTTACGCCATCAACTGCTGGTGCCGGTCGAGGTACCATGTCGGCTGAACAATATTCTATCCCAACTACAGCCGCACCGATGCCTCCAGCACCAGCATCTACAGGAACTCGTGTGCAGTCGGCAATCAGTCAAAATATTAGTATGAATCTTGACCAGGATACAGCCAAAATCGTCACGATTGATAATTCTAAGACTGTGAATGCATCTGGTGGTTCTTCTGCTCCTGCGATCAGTATGGACAGTTCCGTAACAGTTCGTACGGATGATCCGACACTGAAGAACATTTTTAAGAGTCTGACCAGACAGACATAAAAAACCCGCACTAGGCGGGTTCTTAACCTATCGAATTCGAGAGGGTTTAATCTTCTGCTAACTTAGAGAAGTAGGCCAAATCATCATCTTCTGTTGGGTCAACAAAACCAGTATCTTCAGCATCTACTTTAGGTGCTTTACGAGCCTGTTCTTTGATGGTTTCAACAGTAGTCTTGGCAACTGGTGTGTCACCATTCAGACCGAGAACCTTTTCAAGGCGACCTTTCAGGTCATCATAAGACTTGAATTCTTTGTCTGCTGTCAAGTCTTTCAACGACAATTCAGACTTCCAAATCTTTTCCAACTTGTCTTCATCATCGGACAAAGCCGATGGTGATGCAAATTCAGACTTGTCATAGTTCTGGTAGCCTGCGACCTTAGTGATACGCAGTTTGAAGTTTGCACCAGTCCACAAGTCGAATGGGTTGATTGCAACTTCATCTTCAAAAGCTGGATTCATAGCACCAGTGATCTTCTCAAAAATCTTTGCACCGAACTTGAACAATTTAACTTGTCCTTCATTCTCTGGATGCTTAGGATCAGAAACGATATACACGTTTGCAATGTAGTTCAGTTTACGCTTTTGCTTACGAACGATTTCCTTGTTGGCCTCAATGCCAGAGTTCCACAATTTGTTGTTGTGTTCACATACAGGACATTGTTCGTTCTTGGTTGTCAGGCAGTTATCAATCAGCCAGCCACCAGGACCTTGGAAGCCGTGAGAGAATACTTTTGCCCATGGGAGAGAGTCATCACCATCGACTGCTGGTGTTGGGAGAAAACGGATGACGGCTGAACCGTTACCTGCTTTATCTACCTCAGGGCGCCAGTAATTTTCTTTACTGTCAGTACCTGCTGAGGATGCATTGAGTTGCTCAATGGCTTTAGATAGTTTGTCGAGGTTGCCAGATTGGCGTTTAAGATTTGCAAATGAACTCATGATTTTCCTTTATAAACGGAGTATTAAAAAATATTAACGGATTATCCACATTGTACATAATATATCCATATTTAGGTACGCCCTAGGAGTGTACTTAACATGGCGATGGTTGTCAATGCATCTGTGTGATGAATTGCCACTCCACCTGCTTTTCTCCAATCATCGATAACGGATTGAGTGTCATCAATGATAATGGATTCTGGATCAGCAAACTTGTATTTCAGTGCTTTACCTGGTACAAAGTTAGCTGGATAATTGATACCATGCCGATCAAGCCAAATAGTCTTTTGGCGAGAAATTGCTACATGGTTGTCTTGTCGTGCAGTAGAAGAAAGAATCTCTACTGGAACACCTGTGGTGTTGAGATAGGATAGTAATTGCTTGGCGTCTGGCATCATATCCAGTGTAGCAAACTGGCCAGACTTGATGAATTCAGCAAAGAATTTACCAAACTGTTTCTTTTTGTCTGCATCTTCTGGACTAATCTTATGCAATTCTTTATAACGTTTTGCAAAGTCGGCAATCACACCATCAAGGTCCAAATAGATTTTCTTAAACTTATGCATGTTCTGTAACCACTTCTTTCAAAATGTTTTTAAATTTTACCTTATCATAGGTAACGAATGGTGTATACTTTTCACTTTTTAGGCGCCAATTGGGCCAAATAATATCATCACTTATCTTTCTATTCCACATGGGAAAGAAATTCATTATATCATTCAGTATAACCATCGTTTCAATTGAGATTGTACCAGACATCACTTCACGGAGAAGAATTGGATGTTGACCATCTTTGACAATCAACATCTGTTCTGGTGAATCATTTCCTATGAGACCGAGTATATCATTCTCAAACACATAGGTCAAGCTCTGGTTGGTTTTTTGCCACTTTTTATATGCAACTTCACCTTCTGGTCCGGTCATTTCACCAACCCAAGTCGAATCACCGTAAATGAAGTTGGCCAAATAAAAGTTACGCAATTCGTCCAGTGAATACTTACGGGACAATTTGTAGAATTGGTATTTTGCTTTGTTCTTTAAAAAGTTATCCTGTGACACATTAGTTTTTCCGTTATATCGGAAATAATCATAGGATTTAGAGGTGAAGTGCAACTTCATTGCAGAATAAAGTTTGTACGCTTCGAAACCAGTATTTTCTGTCATATCTATTATAAATAAGTGTGGGTCGCCAAGTTCCCGCTTGCACCCACTCTAACATTGTAAAGGAATGTCAGCATGGATATTTATTCCAAAACCAACACACCACCCGGATCTTATGTTTATGCATATCTACGTCCAGATAATACACCATATTATTTTGGAAAAGGTCAAAAAACACGAGCTTGGTTAAAATCTAAAAAAGAAATTAAGCCACCAAAAGATAAATCACGAGTCATAATTGTTGAATGCAATTTAACTGAAGTTGGAGCACTAGCTTTGGAACGCCGAATGATAAGATGGTATGGTAGAATTGACATAGGCACAGGAATATTAAGAAATAAAACCGATGGAGGTGATGGTGTAGAGAATTATAAACATACACAAGAAACCTTAAATAAAATTTCAGGTATGAATAGTATCCACTATAACAAATCTCCGTGGAATAAGGGAATGAAAGGTTTCAATTTAGGTTTTAAACACACGGAGAACTCTATCAAAAAAATGTTAGGACCAAAAAGTTCGGAACATAAAACTAATATTTCAAACGGTAGAAAAGGGATGATTTTTTCAGAACACCATAAACAGAATTTATCAAATTCGAAAAAAGGCAAACCTATACCGAAAAAGAGAAAAAGAATAATGACACCTTTTGGATTATTTGAATCAGTAACAACAGCGGCCGAATTTATGAATTGTACAAAGTCCAATATTTCTTCCAAATTAAAAAGAAAACCGGATGAATATTATATCATACAATAGGTAACCGGCTCGACTTTTTAATCAGATTAACAGATTGAGCTTCTTCTTTGATACGTGCTTTGAGGTGTGAAGAAATCAAGGTTGCGGCAACTTCTACCTCGATACCCGATTCTTCACAATACTGGACGATTGCTTCCATACAATGAACATTATACAGATCGGCAATCTCCTCAATCTTCAAAGAGAACTCACGGATTTCATCTTTAGTAGGCATTATTTTTTACCCATTGAATATGCAATGCACACGGCATTAGCATTCGTTTCATATGCACATTTAACCGAGATAGGATCAATACCTCGTTGAATAGCAGATTCAATGTTTTTTGCCATATTGTTACGATCATTGATGTTATAAATCGTATATGCGGCCACAATCGAACACAATGTGATGATTAGAGTAACACAAATTGTAGTAAAGTCTTTATTCATACTGTATGATTCCTTTGTTTCGGTCAATTTCGTCTTTGCTGTTTCGGTAAAAGATGTGTCTTCCAATTTTGTCTACCTTTTCTAGTTTCCAACCGGGATGAACATAATCAGCATGGTAATACGTTGCACCACCAGTGACATCTTCAAGATGTTCAAAGTTGATAACCATATTAACTGCTAACTCCCGAATCTCATTATATAACGAGGTGTCACGTACTGTCAAGCGTCTATCGGTAATCTTCTTCTCACAGTACCACGAGAACTGGCAAGTCTTACCAGTTTTTTGGGTCACCACTCCACATATGTCGTTTGCATAATTCCCAGTTTGAAGCCTGTTAATCGTAACGAAAGCAACGGCTTTCTGGCCATCAAGTGGCTCAGTAGCGGCTTCAAAGTACATGTTATCTGCGAGGCAAGTGATTTGCTTTTGTGTCTCTTTATCGAGAGAATCGAAACTCGCTTTGAAAGGTAAATTGTAAATGTTTACGTTTACCATTGAGAGGAATATAACGACAGCGGAGAATGCCATGGTTAAAAGTATTGGTTTACTTTTCATGTATCTTCCTAAAAAATATGGTGGTTTTTAGAGAACCACCAAAAAACTCATTCAGCTTAGAAAGCTACAGTGATACCTGCACCGATTGCTTTTTCCTGAATAGTTTGCTGAGAAAGGGATACACCCACATTCAAAGCAACTTTAGAAGCAACAGGAACGCTATAAGAAGCGAACTCAACTGTTTGCTTTGGATTACCAGCATGGAAGTTTACACGGGTTTTTACACCACCAAGCAAGAAACCTGGACCAACTTGTGTACCAGCGGTAACACCAACAAGCCCATACTCAAACTGTCCATTAACTGCGCCGTTTTTACCGTTGTCATAACCTACACCAGCGAATGGTGTAAATGCTCCAACAGCTTTACCTGCTGTCAATTCAAGGCTATTGTACATGCCAGAATTGTCAGCATAACGTGCTGTACGTGACTGTAGGCCGAATTGAATACCACCAATTTCTTTACCTGCACGGACGTATTCAGCAACAGATTTTTGCTTGGTAGCACGATCTGTAACCTGGTCTACGTCAATAGACACGAAATCAGCCGCTGAGGCTGCGAATGCTACGAATGCCAAAGTGGCGATTGCGATCTTTTTCATTAAAACTCCTTTAAGTTAAACATAGTAGTAGGCTTATTCTGTTACTAGGAAAACCTACGAGCAAACCCTAGCAACCTTTAATTAGGCAGCAATGCGGAACTTTTCATCGTTTGCATTTATTTTGATTTAGTGTTTACGTCAACTCTGACGGATAGCCTGAATATCTTACTCTTTACCCTGTCGAAACCAATGCAGGCCCATTAAAGTATACTATGTGATGTATTGCAACATCTTCTAAACCGTTCCTTGAGCCCACTGAAGGGTATTTACGGACTCTAATATACTTTGGTGGACCTGGTGGGAGTCGAACCCACGTCCAGAACACTTTTCTTATACCAAGTTTACTATCATTATTAGCGCACCGATTCGGTGTGCTTACCTTTAAGCGACTTCTTCAATAACTTCATCCAAAACTTTTTAGCCTTTTCCAAGTTATGTTGTAACTCGGCCCGGTTTAATTTTTGAACTAACTTTTTGACTTTCATTGCTTAATAAGTACCTCTTGCATCACACCATTTATCAAGGTGTGTTCTTTACGATACAATACACCATTAATGACAACCATATTTGGGTCAGTAATGATCTGTGGTTGTTGTACTACTACAGGTGGTTGAACTATCACATTGGGACGTGACAATTCATAACCGATAACACCACCAATTAATGCTGGTGCAACCCATCCACCATAAGAACGGTAGCAACAACCACCGTGCCAATGTGCAGATGCAGAACCTGCCATCAGAAGAACAACAATTCCTAAAATTTTCGATTTCATGGACATATTATATCCTTTCTTGGAGAGTTTGTCAACCATTTTCTTTATAGAAAGTGATGTATTCCAATAAGGTATTTATGTGATCCTCTGTTTTTTCAATAAAAACGAGAGGTTCCGAGTTCTCCACAGCCATGATAATGACTATTTGGTCTATTCCACGTCCAATGAGTTCTTCATACATGCAAGCATATGCAACACATTGTGCAAAGTAGGAATCAATGTCTTCCTTTTTCTTGATGCGCTTAGATGTCTTGAAGTCAATTACAGACAAGACACCATCAAATTCAGCAATACAATCAACACGTCCGGCCATGCCTAGTTGTAATGACCACAGTGCACATTCTTGGTAATGAATGTTGTTGATGCGATTTAGGTGTGGTTTTAGTGGTAGGAACAACTCCAACGCATCAGGCATGATCTTCCCTAGCGGTTCATTGTTCAGATAACGTTCACACAAGGTATGTACGTTGGTACCTCTGGATGATGCTTTCTTCGATACTCGATTGGCTTCTTCATTGCCAACACGTTTACGCCACTCCATGATGGCCTGTTTACCTTTTGCACCAATAACGGTTGTAACAGATGGAAGTTTTACACCGTCTGGTGTTGTGTAGTATCTTCTGCCATCAGGAAAAGTCTGCGATTTTAAGTCGGCAAGGACTTTAGGTGGGCAATAATTAAACATAATTTAAATCATTCATCTAGGAATCTTACTATATCATCTTTAAAAGAGACTGTCAAGGATATTCTAGGAAATTTATTGGTTTTACAAAAAACTGTATGTGGAGTTGATGTCCTGAGAATTGTGGGTTGTATTAGTTCTACGGACGTAACTGGTGTTAGTGCGTTTCTCAATTCGGAAGACCAAAATTTACTGCCACCTTGTGTTGATTGGTGTGTGTTAAAGACTTCAGGAGACAATTCAAAGAAAGCAGTATGAGAACCTTCACAATTTAATATAGGAATGTTTAATCTAGCCATCTTGTCTTGGTTTTTTCCTATCGTATGATCTATGTGTAATGTACTGGAATCCCACGACAACAATAGGATTGACACCTCATTGATTTCTCCAAATTGAGCTGTGCTTTCAACTAACTCAGGAAAATATAAATCAATATCTTCTGGTGAAACTGGATTCCAAAATGTGTTATTTTTTAACAACTCGTGTCTTGGCCTTGTGTGATAAACTGTGTTGAAGTAACTATTTACTTTTTCTGTCCATTTGGTGAAATCACCTATGTCTACTTGTTTCCAATATTTCATTTTATTTTTCCAATTTTACACCAAGTCTGTTGACTTCTTCAAGTGTTAACTCGGGCCAAAACTTTAACGTACACATAAGTCTTTTCTTATTGAGGGTAATTCTTCTGTGTGGAATAGTTGTGTTGATTAACATCGGTCCAGTAATCTCTGCTAAGTGTGTTGGTTCCGCATTTTGGTCTGTTGCAACCGCAGGAACTCTAAGTAAATCATTACTTAGTTGGCCAGGTCTTTTCTTTTGTTCTGCGAATATAACTGGAACATCATACCATGCAGTGTAAGTTCCTGAGTAGTCTAGCAATGGTATATTGAGTGAGTATTTTATATGTTTGTCGTATGCATCCACATGTATCGTATGTTCTTTATTTGGCATAGGAAACAAAGATTTATGTAACTTATCATATAGACCAAGTTGTTTCAAATATTCATTCAATGTTGGAGTATACTGTATAAAATTTTGCCTATAGTATTGGTAAAACAATTCTCCATTGTGACTGACTACACAATTCTCAGAAACATATATCAGTTCTTTTTGAATTTGTTCCAAGTTTGGTATATCCAAATAAGAGTAGTACCAACTAGGGTAATCTGGTGTATAAGTCAAGATTGATCCTTACAGTTTGACACCAAACCTAGAAAGTTCTTCATACGTTAACTCAGGTGTAAACCTAATTCCGGCTAGAAGTCTATCTAGACTTGTTGCTCTACCAACATGCATAATAGATGTATTCAATATTGCTGGTTGAGTGTAATATAGCCTGTCAATTTCTGTTAAACCTTCCATGGTATGTGCATATGCAGTTCTAGTTTCAGGTCCATAATAAACATCACTACCAATCTCTTTATCATAAAAGGCTGTGTAACTATCTTCCGCATCAATCAGAGGTATGTTCAATGAGTATCTGATTCCGATTGTTGGTTCAAACGAATCTGCATGTGGTAATGATGTGTTAATATCTAGGCCACCAGAGATTGAAAATAAAACTCGCATAAACTTATGCAGTAGCCCTAAGCCATCAATATATTCTAAAAGTTTAGGGCAATTTTTTACATCTTGCTTGTACACATTCACGTAGAAAGGAGAAAACTGTTTTCTTGGAGCATCAGACTTAAACAGAGTTATCAATTCTTTTTCGATAGTTTTCAAATTTGGTATATCGGTGTAACTATAACGCCAGTGTGTGTCAATAGGTTGGTACTTACCGAGTTTCATTTTTGCGGTAACAATATTTCCATAATCAATCGACATTACAAATCCTTTGAACTTCGGCATCTGTTAGGTCGGGAAGAAATCTAATGCCCGATAATATACGAGTCGGACAATTGTGTATTCCTCTGTGTGGAATGGACGTATTAACTAACATGGGACGAACCGTTTCAACTCTACACATCTCGGTCGCCAATTCTTCATCTAAAAGTGCATAGTGCTTTAACTGTTTTACACCCGAACTAAGAACTTTTTCTACTAAAAATCTTACCTGTCCCTTATACCAAACCGTATGTGTATTTTCACAATCAAGCAGTGGTATGTTTAATGAGTGTGTGATTCTTTTGTCTATGTGGTCAATGTGGATATTAGATTTTTGAAGTGGTGTTCCTGGTGCGTTTTTAGCAGAAAAAAGAATATAATGCAACTTTTCATGTAAACCAACACTCTTTAGATATTCATATAAATTGGGAACATAATCAACCACATCTTTTGTGAAATAGGCGGAATAGTGTATTTGTGTCAGTGAACTAGGGCTAACGTTCTCTCTTACAAATAAAAGTTCTTCTTTTATTTTTTCCAAATTTGGTATATTAACATATGAATAGTACCAATTCGGCTTATTTGGATTATATTCTAAAATCATTTCAATCTAAAAGAAACTGATTTTGAATGAGAAGTGATTGTAACGTCCTCACTCTCGACATTTATAATTGCAGGAGCGGCAGCATCAAAATCACCACGACTTGAATGTATAGTTACTAGGCCTGATGCTACGAATATGTGGTTACCTTTTGCTACATCAAAGGTCTCGCCATTATTTTTGCGAAAGATGTTTATGTCTAATGGAGCCTTATCTGTTCTACTCATACAGTAATACAGAATTTCTTCTTCTATGATGTTATTGTATTTTCCTTTCGGTAAGACATCCAACTCACGAGAGAATGTATCAGGATATCTTGTGACAAACAAACTACCATCTTCTCTATAAGTGTTTGTTAAGCCTTTCACATAATACCAAGATGCGGCCAGCTTATCTCGTTCTCTATCAGACTCAGCTTCGGTACGAATGGTGTCTCCTGGGAGTCCAGTAACTTCAAAGATAGTGAATTCACCGTCAACAATTTTTTTAAACTTAATCATTTCAACACTTTCCCAACAATAATGTCTTCTGTTATGTATCCCATTCTCTTTAGAATTGGTACAAAGTTGTTTGACTCTTTAATGTGCCATGTGATCTTGTCTACACCACATTCTTTTATTTTTGATTCACAATACTTGATGAACTTTACACCAGTCATACCTTGACGGTATTTCTTATCGATATACAGTAGATCATTGGCCGCACATATGGTGCTTTTATAATGCAACATTGGTGTTATGATAAACACTGCATATCCAATCAATACATGTTCATCCGTTCTTAATGTATACACCTTTAGTTGATTCTTTGCTTCTAAAGACAAATAACGTTCGTAGTCTGGATCTAATGGGATCGTTTCTTTGTGTAGAGCTAACTCATCATAATGTATTTCAAGAAAGTCTTTTCTATTAAGGATCGTATCAGACTTTTCTTCACTGTAAATCATTTTAAACCTCTAATAAATTCAGTGCCGTTTCTTTAAATGATACATCAATGTTAGAATAATCTAAAGTTGCTCGGTGTAACATTCTTTTTTCAATGTGTTCAAACTCATTACGTTTATGTATGCCCAACCATTGGTCAGCAAGCACAACATCACCGTCTTCCCATTCATGTTTATATCTTACGTTTTTAGTGTGTGTGATTGTATATTTCAATTTTTCAAGAAGTGTTTTACTATCTTCGATGCTCATTCCAACAAATTTACCAAATTGTAAGAAAGATAGAAACAAGCCTTCTGTGCCAAATTGATTTTTGTGTATTAGATATGGAAGATCGGCTTCAGATTTATACATGGACTTTCTTACGGTAGTTCCGTATAAGTCAAGCATTGTTTGGTCCCATCTACCGGTTTGGTCGTGTTCATGTAACACTTGTAGATTCATTTGTTCCAATTTGGTTTTGAAAATTGGATTCAAAGAGTTCCACACGATAGAATGATTGGTGAAATTGGTTATACTGCCCTTAACACCAGATACTCCTCGCAAGTATAGCACCGGTTTTCTATCGGGGTCTTCAATTGCATCGGCGTGCCAATGTAACTCTTTAGTCAAGGGAAACATGCCGATGTGCACACCATCTTTGTCTTTTTGGCCAGATACCCTACGTAGAATTCTTTCTGAGTTATCGATTACTACAGACTTAACGTTTGGATTATCTGCGGCAGGTGTGCCAAAACGTTTTAAGAATTTTACTTCTTGTTCGACTGTTAGATGTTCTTGATTTTTAATTACGACTACAGCCCTAGTACCAACCAAGCAACCGATGATATTAACTTCTTCATCCGTCAAATTGTTTAAATCAACATCTTCAATCTTAACTGTCCAACCATTTTTCAAGGTTGTCAACTTCATATTATATCTCCAGTTTTGTCACCTTACTATCATCAACCATATATTTGGAATGCTGTATCATTAACTTGACACGTTCTTCTTGGCTTTGAGGCATTTTGATGGCCATCTTTTCGGTTGCACGTTTTCTACGTTCCAGCTTCTTCTCTAAATCTGGAGTCCAATCGAACCATTTCGGTGCACGCCATTGATGTTCTTGTTTGTCGAATTGGGTTGCTGCCTCATCATATTCAAACTTTTTGTTTTCTAGATAACATTTACCAAAATTCTTAGCACAAGTCTCACAGACATTTTCGCATTTCTTAGGTTTAAAGAACCATGGGTGCCTTTTGAAACCATGACAGAAAATGGTTGTTGTTACTGGTTCAACTGAAACGATTGTGTGAACATCGTTGTGATCCATTTTGATTACATCACCAGCTTTGCGTACAATGTCCACACCATTTAAGTTTTCTGTATATGAACCAGAAACCATAAAAGAAACAGTTGGCCATGGGTGTTCATGATCTACACCACCATCAGGTTTATAAGGCCTGATGAATTCATGGATAAAAATGTTTGGTAAGTTTGCGATCCATCGAGTATCTTCTGGATCTTCTTTATAGAATACAAAGTATCGGTTGAACATGACATTACCTGCCGGATCAACCAACACTGTTTTTCTACCATGTCGTTCTAAGAATCTTAGAAACTTATTGAGAATGCCCATATATTACACAGTTTGTGTTGGAATTGTACTTGCTTCAGGCATTCTCAATGTTGGATCATCCACAGGAGTGTTAACCACAGGTACCATACTATGTGCATCTTCATGTACAGTTCCTACAAGAGATTTACGCATAGTAGCATCAAAATTCTTTGCGAGTTCTTGTTGTTTCCAGTAGTGTTGAGGGCTGCAAGATGCTAAACGAGATAGTATCTTTTCTTCGGTCTGAGCATCAGTATCTTCTAATGAAATGGTAATAGCAAATTCGATATTTTGGTAAGTTGTGTTGTCTGTAGGTCTATATTCTACAAGATAAGTGCCATCTTCATGATACTTTTTGATTTCCATCGTGAATGGTATAAGTGTGTTGTCCATTATTGTTCCTTTTTATGATCCTAATAAATTTTTAGGCATGAGTTCCTGAGCATTTTCAAATACTGAACCTACTAACGATTTTCTTTTCGAGTCATCAAATTTTTTAGATTCAATCTCATAATTCCAAAAATCCTGTGGACTACCCCCAGCGAGTCTAGAAATAATTTCTTCTTTTGAGGGTGATGGTGATTCGTGGTATGGCAAAGTTACTCCATATGTATATGGTGCCAAATTAGGATCTTTTGGAATGTATTCCACAAAGAAAGTTCCATCAAATTTATAGTCTTTAATCACCATCTTAAATGGCACAAAATTTCGTTCTGTTTCGTTCATAATAATAAAATCTCCAAATTAACCGTAATAGTTTAAGTATCCCCCATATGTTCCAGAAGAGGGAAATGTATATGTAGGATTAGTCCACCAGGTTCGAACAGTACCGGATGTGTAAGTTGCATTCCTAGCACTTCTTGCAAAAACTACACCATGGTATGCTTCATAAAAAGCAATATAATCCAAATCGGTATCTTGTGGAGCTGAAGGTCCTTTTAAAGCGAGAATTATTCTGGAGCCGTTTTGTTGGTCATAATAAAGTCCAACAATCTGATATGCTCCACGAAATGTAGTAAACGATGATGATGATATTGAACCATAGGCTCCCGCGACATTAAATGGATTGCTGGCGGCTGCAAGGGAATAACCAGATACAGAATAAGTAGACTTGCCGCTGGCATAAGACGAGCTACCAAAAGTTATGTTAAATGACAATCTCTTGTAACCATAAACATTCCAAAGTTGTGAAAATGATATTTGGCCAGAAGTGGGTACAGAAGTATTGCTGCCCAAACCAGAAACGTTAGGTATATACGTTCCACCGAGATAATAGTTACTTATAGCCACGTTAGTGGTTAAAAAACCCGCATAACTGGATCCTAAAGAGGATTGTCCTATATCCCCAGCTAACCTGATTTGTCCACTTGAAGGTGTCATTTTACTCAATTCCTATTATTAAAATAATCCTACAGTATTTATAAGCCCTTCTGGTCACATGCAACAATCCACGACTTCACCAAACTTGAACGAACAATGTCATCAGGTGTAAATGAAATCTCACTATATTCATCCATCGAACGTGCGACAGCTAGGAAATCTGACAATCCAGATATATCATTACGACTCTTAATCAAATCATTCTGTTTCAAATCACCAACAAAAATGATCTTCGATCTATGGCCAACACGAGAGATAACTGAATTCAACTCGTGAAACGTCATAGACTGGCACTCATCTACGATAATAATAGAATTATCAATAGAAATACCTCTAATAGCAGTAGTAGATATGAATCTAGCATAACCCTGTTCTTTCAATCTATCCCATGCATCTTTACGTCCGAAAAGTGTCTCACAAATCTCTTTGTATGGCACTTCATAAATCTCCATCTTTTCTTCCAATGTACCAGGAACAAAACCTTGGTCTCTAACCTGAACTGCTGAACGGACAACAACCACATGTTCAAACGGATTGCTCTTGTCTAAAACTTCTTCTATTGCACGATATAGTGCTAAGAATGTTTTACCTACACCTGGTGAACCTAACAGTCCTAAGAAATAATCTCCTCTTTTATATGCATCAAAAAACTTTTGTTGATTCGCTGTCAACGCCTCAAAAGTTTTCAAGTGGTCTAATTTAATTTTTAATGCGTTAGATGTGACTGGTTGATGAATATATGTAACATCACTTTCAGCCAAATCATCACGCTTCTGTAATGCAGTTTTTCTATTGCTTGCCATTGAAACTTTCCTTGCTGGTTGTTTATGAGTTTTATTTGGAAGTTTTGTTGTAGACAGGTGTATCCTTTCTAAGCAGTACAGGGACTTTTGGTTGATTTTTCTTCTTAACTTGTTGTTGATAAACTGGTGGTTTGTAGTAACCACCGCCAAGAAGTGCGGGAATTTGTTGATTTACCATTATATTTTATGTGACCTAGTATGTTGGGTGAAATTACCTTTTCCTGAAATTTTCCGACCACATATACCACAATCAAATTTTTCTACATTTTTTTGGGATTCGGACATTTTTTTTCTAGTTTCTTCACTAACTTTTCTACCTAAACAATACTTATTACCCAAGTTTGCTTTTCTGCTGGCTTCAATAACATGGTTTGGTCTTTTTTTACCAAATAAGGGGTGTTTATCTCCAACCCTTAGTCTATTGGAATTTCTAACAGATTCTCTGGCTTTTTCTGAGACAAATCTACCAGTCATGGTTTTTGACATATTTTCTTTTTGTTTTTCACGTATTTTTTCAAATGTTGAAAAATTTATATTAGTTCTTTTTTCATCTTTATAACGTATGTTTAATTTCCAAAAAGCATAATTCATTTTTCTAGAATTATCACCTTCACACATTTTTGTTAAAAGGTGATGCACGACATAATGTTCTTTTGGTGTTAAATTCACTAAATTGCACTTGTTGTTTTTGCCACCCATAGATTTTGGTAGAATGTGGTGTTTCTCATAGTAAACACCCTCGACCAACTTTCTATTTTTGGCTTTATGCACAATAGAATTATATCTTTCAGTGTATTTGTTGACCAAAAACATATGTTTTAATATTCTTTGATATTATGGCCGGAAGATTTGTGTCCAGCCATTGTGTTGCCTGGAATTGTTGCTTTCATTCGGTCAATCACATACTTTTCAAATGTGCTGTCTTTTTTACCAATACCAGGAGTGCTTAGCCGTGAACCATCAGACATGACAGGAAGGTCTTCGGCAGCAAAGTACCGTTCAAGATGTGGATTGGATTCCTTGAATTCATCCAATTTGGTGTATGACATAGTGTGAATTTCTACTTCACCTGTGTCTTTGTTTAGAAAATCATAACGGGGCATGAAACCACTCCGGGACATTACGAGAGTTAATCTTACCTGACCATTTGGCCAAGTGCTGCTTATTATTTATGTAGTAATTGTGATATGACTTGATAGAACTACCGGCAACTTTGACATGTTCAGGCATTGCAGGTGTAGGTTCTGTGAATTCTACATGTGCAGGAATGTTCAACGGTGGGTACATTAGTTCATCAACAAGACCAGTTTCTTGGCACTTGTGGACTTTACCATAGCGGTAGGTGTATTCGGTGCAGAGTGCTTCTAACAATTTCCACAGAAAGACATAATTTGCATACGACTTACGTACCCATATGGCAGAAGGATGGTTGATATGGGTTGCCTTATATAGTTTACCTTCACGGTCATCAGGAAGAACCCACCGGCGCATCATACGACCAGAAGCAGACTTGCCTGTAGATTCTGTGCCGTCAATCACCCGGTGCGCTGTGGACAAGAGTTGGCTATATTCCAAGACCATTTTAATCGTATGCTTATCCGCATGTTGTTGTGCACAAATTACCGGGTCGGAATTAAGATAAAAAATATTCATTTCTGATTCTCTTTCAAAGTTTTATAAAAATTACCAATCATAAATTATTCATAAAAAATGTTAGACCATTTCTTGAGTTTAGCAATTTTGTTGTCTGTTGCAATACTTACTTGTTCACTTCCTACCAGATTAAACTGAATGCATAGGTCAATCATTGCTTGCAGGTCACCTAGTTCTTCTGCTAGATGCTCTCGATTGGTCTTAGGTTTACCAGGTTTAAAGTTGTCTATACCAAATCGGTTAATCTTACTGATAGCAACAATTACCTCTGCACATTCTTCTTGCGTAATGTCGAGGATTTCTTTCTCTTTTGAATTCATATATCACCAGTGTCGGATTACTCCGGCTATAATAAAAAGGTTGGTCATAACTGATGATAACACAATTACGGTACGAATGCAAGCAATTTTATTGGATTCATCATCAGATTTGCCACTTTTTTCGCCTAGTGCCGATGCCCACAGTCTCCACATATCAACTCAACAGGTAACGCCCTAGCCCATATGCATCGATACTGATGAGTAGTGCATAGTTGACCATTAATCCGAAAGATCCACGAGTCCATGCACAGTAGAATGTAGAACAACATCCAGCAATGAAGATGGAATACAATGGAATAACTGGAATATCCGGCACCGTGGCCGCAAAGATAATCGAACTGATGAGACTACAGGTCCAAGAAAAGATTTCTAAAAAGAATCTGATCCTGTTTGACCTGTAATCCTGTGCGATATAATTTCCGATGTTGTTAAAAACATCTTTCACTCGATTCATAATAACCTTTTAATTTAGCACCAGACTCTAAAATTAGATAGTGCGTTTGGATGTTTCTTGTCAAATGGGCGCTTGAACAACTCATTCTTATCTTCTTCAGGGCGCCATGTGGTTTCCACAAATGGAACTGGACCAAGATAAGGTAATGCATGTTCTAGCACAAACTCATGTGGTAATGATTCAGGCTCAACATAGCCACGGCGTGGATTCTGAATAGCCCACATCATTTCACCAAGAATTGTAGCAACGACCTGTAAAGATGTTGCATTCTCACCAGGAATCAATCTACGTGCTTCCTTGATGTCTAACTGTGAACCGTGCCAGTATGATTTACCATTCTTGCAAATCAATAGGACACCTAGTTCATCCATACCGCCAACGATTTCATCTTTGACGATACGGTGTTCTTTCTGCATATCCAATTCTTTACCACGCAACTCATGCACCGATGCAATAGCGGCATCAGTTGGTTGATAGCAGTAATAAACTGAAGGACGGAACTTACCATCAGCAGTCTCAAAGTATTCAGACATTGTGATGGCTTCTGAGTGTTGTACCAAAAAACCATTGTATGGACCACCGTTTGGCACCCATGACTTGACCAATACAGTTAGACCAGGTTGATGTAAGAATGCCGCATGGCCTTGAATTGTACCACCCTCAAGTTCTTTTGGTTCATGTGTACCATAACCCATCTCAGCGGGTGCACGGCCTTCAGCCCAGAATCCCTCACAAGACCATGTGTTAGTGAATTCATCTTTTAGTTTAGGCTGATTAATAACCTGTGTGTCACGTTCAGCAATGTGTACAACTTCCACACCCATTTTCTTCATCAATTGTGCCCAACCTTCTTTATCAGTTGGAGCCTCAACCTTACGACCAGCTTTCTCAGCAATCTTTAATAGTGCGGCTTTTGTCAGATATGTTACAAGACCAGGGTTAGCACCACCGGTAGCAACAATTGTAGGACCATTAGGATACTTAGCGGCAATCTCACGGATGTGTTTGTGAGTGTGGTACAGAGTACGATCAGCCATATTAGGTATTTTCTCGTCCTGCATGTGCCCCCAGCGTTCCAATGATGTGTTTACATACATTACATCATTCTGTAAGCACCATTCAATGATGGCATGTGCGGCAATGTTAAGTGAAACGTCAATAATGAATGAGCCAGGCTCAGTATATGCTTTAAGAGTGGCTTCCAAATTGTTTGGTAGAATCTCTTTCTTTACATACTTTACACCATTATTTGCGTTACGCTTACGGAAAAGTTTACCATGATTGTCTTTCTCAATCACAGTAACTTTCTTTGGATCATTGGTGATGTGCTTTAGAACTAATGGCAACATGGCTTGTCCGACTGAGCCATAGCCAATAATTAAGATTTTTTTGTCGAAATTTGCGTGGTTTGATGCTTTTTTAGGTTTGGCCGCCTCGTTTAGGTTAGCGGTAAACTTAGTAAAACTCTTTAATGTCATTGTAAACTCCGGGATAATTTGCTTATTACCCCGTATTTATTCCCGTTTTAACCTAGGGATGACGAGGTTGTGCCGATAACTGACTTTGGACGGCCTGGTCCACGCTTCTGTTCTGCTTTAGCGGCTTCCTGTTCAACTTGTGGGCGTGGAGTAGTCTCAGCATCAGAAATGAATCGTGGATGTTGTTCCAATTGTTGCTTAGGCATACTTTCGATACGCTTTGCAATCATTTCAGGTGAAACAGTCTCAAGGACAAACTGATGGAACAATGCATAAGAGTCGGATACCTTCATAGATGTCTTACCACCAACAGCAGCCGCATCAGGGAAGAACAATGCACAACCACCTGAAGCAAGCGGTGCAATTTCCATAACGGTTTCAAGATTAATAATCACTTTGCAATTCTTCTCAAGAGAATGGACTTCTATAAATAGGGACATAATTTTCCTTTCAAATAACGGACAAATATTTAGTCGTTTCCACCTGGCTTACCCATGATGTGACGTTCAACTGAGTTAGCATAAATCTCAGCATTGACCATGGCTTTTTTCCATTCGGCACGTTGATCTTTGTCTTTGTAACGGCCTAAGCGCAAAGATGATTTCAATGCCTTGGACATTTTGTAAGTTGCGGGTCTTTTAATCATAATTTACCTTTCAAATGATATAAATAAGGGTGTAGGTCACGGAACTGGGAATTCCCACCTACTCTATGTCAAATTCTAACATAAGGACACAGCACATGTCAAGTATTTATTACATCTATGCCTATCTCCGTAAAAACGGTTCACCTTATTACATTGGTAAAGGTAAAGAAGATAGAGCATGGAAACACACAAAAAATGATGTAATACATCCACCAAAAGATAAATCCAAAATCGTTATTATGGAAGGTAATCTTACCGAAATTGGTGCTTTTGCTCTTGAACGCAGATATATCCGCTGGTGGGGAAGAAAAGATAAAAAAACTGGTATACTTAGAAATCGTACTGATGGGGGTGATGGCGGAACTGGTATTGTTGTTGCCGAAAAAAATAAATTATATGGTGACAAAAATCCATGCCGTAGAAATGATGTGAGAATTAAACTTAAAAAAATTGTAAAATCACACTGGGAAAATAATACTCAAAGAAAACTCTTACAATCGATTAGGACTTCTGGTGTAAATAATCCTTGTTATGGATTGACGGCATCAAAAAATCCAAATGCAAAAGGTGTTATTGATCCGAATGGCATTATTTTTGGAAGTTTACTTGATGCAGCAATTCATCACAATGTTACTTATTACACCATATCCAAATGGTGCAAGAAAAATAAAAATAACTGGAAGTACGCATAAAATTATCGACCAAATTTTTGCTGGTTTGCGATAGTATTCCAATTCCATTTTTATGAAATCCCGCTGTGCAAGAATCATTGGTTGGCATTCAGATTCACCACCAAGCATCATGATGGTCTTTTCGTGTTCAGCCAATCGTTCTTTGGCCGACCAATAGTGAAAGATAGAAAGCATTATAGAAAACCCTGTTCGTTTTGTGGTGGTGATTTTGGTTCCGCATCCGATTGACGATACTCATAGATTGGTTTATCAGGTACGGTGTAAGGGAAAGTTACAGTAACTCTTGAGTCTCGGCTAGTGTAATATGTTTTTACAGCATTGCCATCTTCATCTTTATACCATTCCCAAAAGACCTTGCCGTCAATGTTGTATGCTTCACCGTCTTTACCTTCTTTGAATACGGAAGACAATCTTTTATTTTGATAAGTGGTTGTTCCACTATATTCACTAACATCACACCATTCATCATCTTCGCCAGTCAACGGTGTCAATGGTTTGAATGACAACAGTTTGCTTAGAATATCAATTGCATATTGAGCAGAGAAACCAGAATGTCCTTCATCAGAAAACTCTTTAATCATATGCAGAATATGCTTACGCATCATTCTATTGTATTCATCTTCTTCAGTTAGACCAATAAGGTCCAATTCACTCTCAGCATAAGATAATAAACTCATTTCAATTCCCATCCCAATTTTTATACCAACGTCTGAATGCATCTTTCATAGATTCATCCTCTTTCCAATCACATGACCAACCCATCATGCCACCTTTCCATGAACCCGCACGAGGTCCAAGTTCGGTGTCAGAATCACAATCAACGACCCTTCGAACGTGTTTGAATATTGGCAACCAACGTGTCCATTTTGGACGCCATTCACGTTCTTCACCAGTCAATCTAATCTTTGCTTTTTGGTTTACACCATCTTTAGTCCAGTGGTCTATTTCAACAAACTCAGCAAACAAGTCTTCTGCGGACTGTTCCCCTTTAACACTAGGCCACTCAAATACCTCATACCAGAGAAGGTGTTTATCATCTTTCTTTTTAGGATAACTATTTCGCCAAAGTAAATCACCATCTGGATACAATAGGTCGTGACGTACAATCTCTAGGCGCCATGGATAACTGAATAATTTTGAATGGTCTGAATTTTCTGGATCATCACGAGTCCAATTACCTGGTTGAATACCATAATAGGTGTGTAGTCCATCAGGTGTAAATGTGAATCCGTATTCTTTACGAATCTCTTCCATGAATCCACATGGACCTTCTTTGTCTTTGTTCCATGACATATTGGTTGTATCAATCCACTTTTCTTTTGGTTTGAACAACTCAGGAATTTTCCACCACCATGAATGCTTGAACAAACAAATATTAAATGTGCAATAAGGCTTTTCATGGTGCTCACGTTCATAAGGATTACGTACAGCAATACCGAATGACCAGTAATCACGTTTGTAATATTCAAAGTTTTTTCTCAATTTCAGTCACCTTATTTTCACCCATAACGACTTCCTTTTTGTCCTGGTTCATTACTATTTGTACATTCTAATGTGTGGTCTGTTGCCTTAGGGCAACGTTTATTGCCACAATTAGGACACACAATGAAGATAGACATGGTTAGTGGCCAACCATTCTTGTCCTTCTTCTTGTGCATACAATTATAACAACCACAATCGGGTTTGTCAACCTCACTCATCATATAATCCTGATTGTTCAAATCGTTGTTCTTGAATTGTTTTCTCACCCATTGACTTACGAGGATTCATACACAATACACATTTTGGATCACCACAGTTAACTGCATTGACTTTAGCATAACGATGTGATTCATATTGGTCAACAGGAACACCATGTGCTTTAGCAACCTTCATGTTATGTTTGATTGCTGTTTCTTCTTGATGCAGGCGTTTAGAATGCTTAATACGATCTTCTTCTTTACTCATAGCCGTTCCTTTTCATATAGAATAACAAGTTTATGTAGTATTTGAACCTGATTGGTTCTTGTTCAGGATTAGGTAAAGAGTCACCAAACATCTTTACTAAATCACGGCCAATTTCTTCTAATTGCTGGTCAGTCATTTTGTGCTATTTGCAAGTTCCCTATAACCTGTTGTCGTTGGATGAATGTGGTCTCTTGCCCATTTGGTGTTGACTAAAACAGTATCACCAAATTCATGTGCAACACGGCGAACAATTTGAACAGCCTCAAACCTCGATTCACGATTAGGTTCAATCCAAAATACTTTAGGGTTACCTAAGATTTTGGTGCGAATGTTCATCAGTGTACCATATGTGTCTGCACTTGTCAAGTCATTTGTGCTTAGGCTAATGATAACGGTATTTGCGGACAGGTCTTTATTGCCGAACTTTTTGTTCCATCCATGTGAGGTGATACCTGTCTGTGCATATGCAACACATTCGGGCCTCATCATGTGAGTACCTACGGCAATAGAGTCACCGATTACTAGACATTCAATCATTTTTTATCCTTAACAATAATATACTGGTTTGGGACTACGATACACTTCAACGGTATCTAACATATTCTTTGCTCTGGTTACAGCAAGTTCTTTTGCTCTTTCATCAGGAAGATACTCAGATACTTTATATGTCCATTCATGTTTCCAAAACAACCAATTCTTATAGAATACAACATATTCTTGCATGTGTGCATCATACACAACCTTTGTTTGTTTAAAGAGAGATTTCATTCTTCAACTCCGAAAGTATTTTTAACTAAAACCCAATGTGGTCGAGCAGTATGCCCCTTGGCCCGGTAGTATCCTTTTGTGCCCAATGGCAAAGTTGCGATTAGGTCATCAGCATCCGCTGGGTCAGCAAACTTTACTGCCCAGTACCATCCATTACGGTTTAATCTCTTGTTTGTAACTCGTTCGGCATTCATTACTTTACTCCGAAATGTTTTTGTAATGCTTCCAAGTAATCGTCAGTGCCAAGATGTTGATTACCATTATCAAGTTTGTTGTAAATGCCCACACATTCCTTCACAATCAACTCGGCGAACTTTACTTCTCTGGGCATCAACCGTGTCATGTCAAATCCATTTGCCTCACCTACAATCATCCCAGCCTCTATAGCAAGTTCTTTAATTCGTTCGTTCATATTAGTCCCACAATCCTCTAAAATACCGGCCAAAAAGTCTCAAACCATTATTAATACGGTCTTCAACTACTTTCATTCCATCATAGTCACATTTATATGTATGGTTTGGACCTTCAACCATTTGGAACATGGTTGCTTTGCCATTTTCGTTCCATTCACACGCTTTGCTTCCCCAATCCATAACACCACTACGGTAAGCATCTTGCCATGAATCATCAGCAAGGTGTTCGAACGCAAAAATCATTTCATCCAAGACCCAATCCCAACGGTCGTGAATATCACATTGAACCTTTTGTAAATCTGGATCATGGTAGAAGTCAAAAGATTTTTGATCTTCATATTCTTCATGGTCAATCGTTCTCATTGATTCTGGAACATCTTCCATATCAACAGGAGCAGAACCATGTTTAGTTGCCTTCAATTGCTTCAACATCGGTAGAATGATTGGTGTCAATGTGCCGTCCATGTTCCATGTGTCGTAGTTGTCAATCTTCACATAATTGATTCTTGGGTGCACGATGTCTAAGAACTTCTGCCATGCTTGGCAAATTGGATTAAGAAAGTTTACCCATTTGGTATACTTGCTACCTTTTTCTTCAAGGTCATAGAATACGTCATGATCTTTTTCCCAAAAACACACATTCTTTAGAATAGTGTATGGGCTTAACCAATGATTACGATAGTTTGAGATGTAGACTTTCATGTAATTTCTTTCAATTCAAAAATATAGTGGCCACCACGGCGTGATTGTACCCAATTAAGATGCCACATCCAATCATTCTTTTGCATTGCATGTATGATTGCTTCATTGCCAGACCAACCGGCAGTGGAGATGTGATAGCGATAACACATTTCATCTTTCCGCCAGTCGTGTGGTTCTTCACCCTCACCCCAACCCCATGAACTCAGATGCCAAAGTGATTTGATAAACTCAAACCAACCTTTTGGATCATTCCAATACCAATTCTCAATAATAATCAATGCATCATCTGTCGGATAACCATCTTCATCCAACATATCTTTATCGATATGTTCATTGTATAGTTTTTTCCAATTGGCAATGTCTTCTTCCATTTGAAGTTGAGCATTTTCCTTGATTTCTTCACGAGATGGTTTGGCTTTTTCGATGGCCATATCAAACCTCAATATACTGCAATTTAAAAGTATCGGCAACATCTTCATAGTTTGCATATCCTCTCGGCCGGCAAACAATACGAGTGGAACCAATCATATAATCGAACGTATCATGTGTATGGCCATGAGTCCATACTTTAATCATAGGACGATCCAAGATAAAGTCTGACAAGTCGGAACTATATGCACCATTGACCATTACATCACCTTGATATTTTGGCTTAGTGGACATTTTAGATGGTGCATGATGTCCAACAACCACAAACTTTCCAGTGACATTATCTTTAGTGACTTCATCAATCACTTTCAACATGGCCTTGTGTTCTTCAACAGACTGTTCAGGACTAAACTTAGATGTGCGAGTGTGGAAGTTACCATCAGAATCACGGAAGTGAACAGGACGTGCAGAGTCTTCAATGATACGATAATCATTCATGTAACCCTTGATACCAAACAAGGTACTAGGGTCTTCTTTGTTCATATCAGTCCAAAGAGTACCTGCGATAAAGGTCACATCACCAATGTGAATGAATTCTTTTTCCATCACATGAATGTTAGGCAGTTCAGCCAATGCTTCTTTTAATTGATTATATGATTTAGCAAAGTCACCATGATAATGCTCATGGTTACCCATAATGTAAATCACATCTTTGAATTGTTCAGAGCAATGAGTAAAGAATTTCATCCAGATTTCACTGCGCTCAGTATTTTTATGCCACAAATCTTTAGCAAGGCAAATATCACCGGACAGCACCAATACATCAGCACCTTCGGTGTTGTTCAATTCAAGTGTTTCAAACTCCAAATGGAGGTCTGAGCATAGTGCAAATTTCATTTTAATCGTCCGTTTTAATGCTTACCATGAAGCAGAGTGTCATAAGGAACCACCAGCCTGACCAATTGTGGAATTCCACAAGGTATGCAGTGCCGGCAAGTATGGCTAGATTGTAACACAGTACCAGTGCAATGTCAAGGGTATCTTTCATAGCGCCATTTCAAATCGTTTGATGGAATCCCAACGGAATGAACGCCATGCTTGAGCCTCGATGTCAAAAACGGCCAGGGCGTCCTTGGATTTCTGACGAACTTCACCGACCTCTGCGGCTTCTTTTTGGATTGGTGGGAAATGTTGTTCGTCCAGTGTGCACTTCATAACACGCTCATCACCATTTTTCTTGGTGAAGGTGATAGTGCAAATAGAGGTGTTCAGGCAACTCTTAAGCCATTGGCGGGCCACTTCATCAGCAAACAACTCCGCCGTTACTTTATCAGATTCTAATTTAATTTCACTTGCAGTCATAATATAATCTCCGTATCACTTGTTTAACATAAACTTTTTCAGAACCAACTTTGCATCACTAAAATCTTCAATCTCATTGTGATTGTGGGATAGGAACGAATCTTCTGTGAACCTACTGCCTGCCTCTTCCATTTCCCTTTTATACATTCTCATAATCTCATTCGCATAACGAATATCATCTTCGCTGGCTTGTTGCATGAATCTCATCAGACCAATACTACCCAATGACATCAAAAATCTAACATTACGTAAGTCGTGTTCTGTTAATCGATCCATTTAATTTCCTTACATTAGAATTTTTTTAATGTGTTCAATACATTCAGCCTTAGTACCATCAGATTGTGCAATATCAAAACTAGTGTAGCAATGATGATTAGGTGTTTCTTGTATTGCTCTAATACATTCATCAATCAATAGGTCTGCAAACTTCTGTAATAGATCGCCACCAACATCAGGGTAATGGCTACCACCAGCCTGCAACGCAATTTCTTTAATACGTTCTTTCATTGTTGTTCACCATCAAATTTAATATTTATTCTTCTATCTTATTACCAAACTCAAATGCAATATAGAACAAAGAGTAAGCACAAGACATCATCCATTCTTGATTATACAAACCGACAGTTGCACCAATAAAACAAGAAAGACCAAAAACAATTCTCAAAGCATCAAGTGAACTCATCATTCACCTCCATAGTAATGGATAATCTTTGTCAATGCCTTGATAAGTTTCTTGTTACGGACAATATCTTCAGGATGCAACCACGAGAGTTCTTCCTCATTTGCTCGCAATTCTTCAGTGAGGTATGCACGTTGGTCAATCAAACCAGCCAAAATAATACCATCAGCCACTTCATAAGGAATCACTATACCTTTTTCGTTCATACTGTTTCCAATTCATCTACAATGATTTCTGTTGGATTAACTTCAACAGTTTTATTTACTGATTCGGCTGATTTACGACCAACAAAACGGCCATCGGCATTGAAATCTTGTGGGTTCATCAATTGATAGGATGATACCGCTCGCCCATTTTTTTGAACACGTATGATACCACCATCACGCCGAATATTATAGATGTTTGTACTCAGTCGGTACAACACGGCTTCTTGGTCAGTGCCCTTAAACAACGCTTTAATATCATCAGGAGCCACTGGCTTACCCGATAACAAAGCAACAGTAATTTTTTCATGACGATTTTGTTTGCCTGTACGAATTTTCTTAATCATAACTCACTCCTTAAAATGGAATTTCTTCATCAACTTTTGGCGTTGGAACAGCAGGCGCTTCAGGTGCATTGATCTTTGCATCAACTTTTGTATACAGGTCAAGGAATGCAGTCTTGGTTTCTTCATCGAAACGATTCACACACAATTTGATAGCCTTCATACGTTCACCAAAGATTTCATATGCTTTTGCAATATGCACCAAACGGCGAGTAGAGATAACTTCATCGGTTGCATCTTCATCGAATGACTTACGGACCACTTCAGCCCACATAACAAGGCACTTAACAAAGTCTTCGTCCTTAATCAATGGTGTAAGAATCTTAGTCTCTGTTCTGCTGTCAGGATATTCCTGTTCTACAGTAATAGGGAAACGTTCCAAGAATGCATCATCAAGAATCTGAGATAGATACTTGCCCTCATCAGAACCACGGCCTTTAGTGTTAGCAGTAGCAATGATGTTGAAGCCAGGAGCAGGATGCACCAACTCACCAGATTTCTTGTTGTAGTATGGCTTACCCTCAAGAATACCTTGCAAGCACATTAGTTTATTAGAACCACGGTCAACTTCGTCAATCAATAGAATGGCACCACGCTTCATAGCGATAATGACAGGACCATCACGGTTAACAACGTTGCCATTGACAAGAGTAGGACCACCCAACAAATCGCTTTCGTCAGTTTCGATACTAATATTGACACGGATGCACTCTCTTTGGAGTTCGGCACAAACTTGTTCAACCATGAGGGTTTTACCATTACCAGAAAGACCAGTAATAAACACAGGATAAAATAGAGAGGATTTAACAATGTTCCGTAAATCTTTAAAAAATCCAAAAGGGACATAATCAGGGTACTTTTCAGGGATAGAGGTATCAGATTCATCTTTCAGTTTAGGCTGGCGCAGAACCATAACTTGTGCAAGGTCAACAGTAGCCAACTCAGGAGATTCTACCTCGACAGGTGTATTGCCCAATGTAGGCACTTCATACTGCCCACGGCCAGCACGATATTCAGACTTTGTGGTCAACCAGAATGGGAATGACAAACCAGTTTCTTCAACAATGTCGTTGATCTGGTCACGAGTCAATGTGGCACCACGGCCATGTTTACGCTCAGATGCAGAGATAAATGCTTTTTGATTTTTGTTCATTGCGATTTCCATAAATTAGTATTTTTCAATTATGTCTTTTGGTTCTTCATAAAGACCAGAATTGCGTTTGACTTGTTCAACAATTGTGATGTCCACACCAACAATCAATGCAATGGCCTCATCATCATAATCATTTTGAACCAAGTCCAAGATTCTATCAACAACTTCTTTCATCTTACCCATTGGAACTCCTTAGTTTGTGTGACCATTGTATACCACTTTGTGGCATTTGTCAAGGGCTTAATTGACGTACCAAATTTCACTGAAGCCCTCATCTTCGGTTGGTTCTTCCCACTTTGCAATCATAGAATCAACCACTTCTTTAGGAATGTGTTTGCCTGGGCGTCCAGATAGTCGGACATCCAATTCATCACGGCTCGGTGTACGGAATACTACTGCAATGGCATAATGGTCAGGCAACAATGCAAACTTTTTCCGTCTGGTTGATACTGTGGTTGAGGTTTGATCCCAAATAACATCTTGGTTATCTTCCCTTGCGAGTCTAACATTATCAGTCATCAACTCTACAGCCGTGGGCATAAACTCTTGGAATACTTCAGAATATGTTTTGCCCTGCATCATGGCATATTCTTCAACATATTTGTCGGTTGATACGATACAACAATCTTTGGCCCATTCTTGTTTGGAAATCCATGTGGTCTTACCAGAACCGGGTACACCAATTAACATATACAATTTAGGTTTCATTCTTCAACTCCTAATTTTTGTTTGAAATATAAAATACATTCACATAGGACTTCATTCTGTTTTTCCAACTGTTCAATACGTTTTTCAAGTTGATTGATTTTGGATTCTTGGTCTGCATTCCATATAAAATCAAATGCGTCCATCATTCAACTCCGAAAAAATGTTTTAACAAACTGAAAACGATCATAAAAATCGTAAAGTAGGCGGCCGCACCAACCATCAATAGGCATACAACAGCCCACCAACCTGCTCGTTCGTCTTCGTTCATTCTTCAACTCCGAAATGATTCAAAATATAATGACCAGGAGTGTAGGATTGATATTGATTTATCGTGGCAATATTAGCACATTCTCGAACAAGCAACTCAGCGAACTTTTCTAACCCAATCAATGGATCAATCACATTGCCTTCACGATCAATTACCACTAATCGTGGATCATCTTTGAGTTGTGCTATTCCAGCATCAAGCCTTAAGTTATTGATTAGTTCGTTCATTTAGAATTTCTCCATTTTTTGTAATGATAATTAGCCGCTACACACATACCTGGAATAAGTCCAATGACCAGCCCAACAATAAAATAGTTCATTCTTCAACTCCGAAATGTTTCCTAATCTGTTTAGACAAATTCTCACCACACGATTTGGTAGCAAGATCCTGTAAAGTAAATTTGCCAGACTCACGAATAACATCTAAATCAAGGTTGGATACATTCTGTTCAATACAAATTTTAGCACATTCCCGAACAATCAACTCGGCGAACTTTTCCTTGTCAAAGACTTCTTCGGACTGAGTAGCAACCGTATTTCCCCAAGTAATATACCGATGAGAAGTTTTAATAGTAGCCTGTTCGACAAGTTTTTCAATTCGTTCGTTCATATCTTTTCTTTGCTTCCGACACCTTGGTCATTTGTTGTTTGGACAGGTCCTCAAAGAATTGAGTATTAGGTCGTTCAATACGGTAAGCAAATTGTCCACCAAAATACACACAACAACTTGAGTCAATGTCGCTTTCTACCACCGTGGTATATGCGGTAGTAATAGCCTGTCCACCAATGCCACCAAAGCCCAGCGCAGTTGAACTCCAGACTTGAGGAAACATGGCCTTGACTGTTAGATTGTATTCGGTGTGGCGTGTTTTTTTAACCACTCGGGCATTTCTATCCGGGTTGTTGAAATCACGGCTTTCGTATTCATATTCAGGAAAGCCCTCGTAAATAGCGTGAGCCATGGCCATGTGTAAATCGTTTACTGCATTATATGATTTCATTCTTCAACTCCGAAATGTTCTTTAATTTCTTCAGTAATCTGCGACCGTGTAGCAAATTGATCGGAACAGTCTCCCACGACCTCGATACATTCCTGAACAATCAACTCGGCGAACTTTTCCAATTCATCTGTATAAAATTGATATACTCCGAGATTTTGTTTATGGGTTGATCCAGCCTGTTCAGCAAGTTCTCTAATTCTTGCGTTGGCTAATGACTTATTGCGAGCCTTAGCGAACTCCTCATACTTTTCTTGTGTGCCTATACTATAACCACCATCACCTGCATGGATATCAGCGCCTGCCTGTATTTTTGGAAAATCAATAGGGTTATTTGTGTTTGAATAGTGTTTACGATTTTCCAT